TAATAAATTCTTCCCCTAATAAAACAGGAGTATCATTTTCAGTTCTATCTGCTAGGCTAAAGGGTACAGCGTTAAACTGCTCTTTACCAAGACTACAGTCCAACTTAACAACCGGTCTGTCTTCTTTATTACCGCTACCTATATGGATAAAAACCCTATCTGCAATTGGTAAGGTTAATCTCTTTTTGTTTACTGTTGTAAAGGTAACCTTGCTATCATTTTCCTTTAGATCGACCCCATGTAAGACATTATAAGCGCTATTACCAGTATCAACTTTGGCCTTTACAGTTCCAACATGTTGAATAGTAATGCCTTCCGTTAGACCGAGTATTTGCTCATAAAAAAATTGTTTAAATGAAACCATAATATGATATTTATTATAATAAATAATAATAATGAGTGAAAAACAAGAGGTAGTCAATCTTATTGAAGCTTATAAAAAGATAGTTGTTAATGAGATTCAGAGTATTAGTCCCGGTGAAGGCAGATCAACATCACCAGCACCACAGCACAAGGAAACCATTGCTATCAAGACTGAAGATGAAATTAATCCGGTTGATGCTTTGACCGAAAAAGATACAGAAGCGGATATGGCAAAGGGAGAACTTTTTAAACTAAACAAAGATTCAAAAGAACTTTACAATCTTATTTCTTCTTGTGAGAATCTTGAACCTTGGGTATTCAGTAAAATTACAGTAGCTGCTAGTTATATTCAAGGTGTTAAAAATTATCTGGAATATGATAATTTTAAGAAAAAAGGTGAATTTAGTATAGACAGAAATGATCATGATAATATGATGTCGTTAAAAGTAAAAGAAATGTTACAGGGTGAAAGTAGAGAGGTGTTAGAATCTGTTATCAGACAAGCAATTTTCAATTTAGAGGCGCTTCAAACAATAGAAGAAACTAAGGCGTAATTTTTCTTGGTCCGCCAAACTGTCTGTTAATCTTGGTAAATTCAAGTCTATCAACTAATTTCACATGATTGGTACCGACAAACAAAACAAATCCCTCGTCTTTGGTAGGGGTATATGAGCCATCAGGATTTTCTATAAACGTTTTACCGACTTTGGATTCAAGAGCAGTTAATGCTTGAAGTAAAAGATTTTTTGACCTTGACATATGATAGGTTGCAATAATAAGGTTAGTAAAATTTTCTTTATTTTTCTCTAAAAAAGAAAGAATTTGATTGGATCTCTCTTCAACTTTCTTTTTTCCTAAAGAAGTTTTTTTTGTTTCTTGTTCTTTGAGATATCGAGCAGCAATAAATTTTCTTAAACCGTCAATAAAACTATCAGTAACAAATTCTTCACCTCTCTGTGAAGCCCCAAATATTCCCTGCGGTGCAATGTCTACTTGCTTATTAAGATATATCTTTAATAATGCTAGAACAGGGCTAGCAAGGTATGTGGCGTTAAAATCATCCTCAATATTATCAATATGTAATTTTGCTTTATTTACCTCTGCATTAATCTGCTTTAACAACGAATCGGAAATATTTACAGCAAGCTTTCCAAAATTACTACTTTGAATAAATGCAGTAGTATTATGACTTTTTTCAACTAAACTAGAAACATCTCTACCTTGCGAAACAAGTTCAATTCCCTCTGTCTTTGTTGGTTTTCCTTTAAAAGATTCATGAACTATAATGCCGACTTGCGCGTTTTGAATTTTCTGTGATAAAGAACTTTTCTGATCTATTGGTACTGCATAAACAATAACATTAGGTTTAAAAGTAATAAACTCTTCTTCACCTATTTTAATTCTTTTCTTATCTTTTGGTAATGCAAACAAAACATCTGCCTGATATATTTTTCCAGAATTATCATATGCAATCTTTAAGTTTAAAAGTAAGCTTTTTAATTTGTCTCTTAAATCCGGTTTTTGACCATATAGAACATCTATATCTTTATCAGTATGCATAATTTTTGGAGCTGTCTGGCTCAGTCCTCCCTTTAGTGATATAAAGAATTGATTTTTAAATTGTGGTCTAGGATCAGTTCCAAACAAAATCATTGGACTTCCATCTATTTTTGCATTCATTTCTTGATTAGTTTCAAACCCTTTAATTTTCTTGTTAATTTCATCCATATGTTGTAAGAAATTATTAAATCCATTTTTACCATTTTCTATAGCTAAATCTTCAATGTGTGATAAATGAGTTTTCATATGAGCATCACTTTCTATTAAAACTATCTGCTCGTTTTTTAAAAATTGTACAAATGAGTTCATTTGACTAGCTGTTTGTAGATCTTAACCATATCTTCTTTAGATATAGGCGGTAACATATTTTTAAAACTATTGTAATCTTTCTTATCAAGGGCTTGTCTTGCCTCAGTTGCAGAGGCGAGCCTGGAGACTTCTTTTTGATTAATATCTTTAACTTTTTTACCTTTAAAGATGGAAATGTTATTCGTCTTAAAAAAGGAACCATATCTACCTTGTGCATCCTCACTGCTAGCGTATAAGTTTATTACATAAGATTCATTATTTTTGATAATAGATATTATTTCTTGAGCTTGTGGATGCGGGGTGGGCGATCTCGGTGTAGGCGTAAATTTACCATTGTTTAAAATATCTACAATATGATATACAACCAATACTGGTGAACCAGACACTAAAATAAAATGAATATTTTTTGGTAAATAGGGTTTGTATGTATTCCAGACTTTAAGAGAGTCTTGTGATGTAATATTGTCTCTATCTACAGCTGATATCAAAACAAAAACAATATTGTTTTCTTGAGCTGCTCTTTTAACTGTGTCAAAATGTCCTTTATGCGGAGGCTTGAATGCACCTGGGAATACACCTATAGTAGTTTCTATAGATTCGGTTAAAAACTGTCTAAACGTTTTCATTAAAGATTCTTCAACGGTTCCTTTAAACCTATCTTAGGAGCCCCGGCACTAATTTGATTTGCATAAATAAATTCGCCTAATCTTTCTTTTGGAATATATAAAAATGCATCAGAATTAACTATAAAAAGACCAGTTTCAGGAAAAGTATTAAAAATAACGTTTGTTAACGCAGTACGTATTTCTTCCAGTCCTTGAACTAAATTTAAGCTTCTTATAGTCTGTTTAAACGAATCTTGATTAGTACATTTTTTAAACAGTCTACATTGCTTTTGTGTAATAGATCTATCTATATTTCTTGCCTCTTTTTCAAAAAAATCTTTTTCTTGTTGGTCATCTGCATTTATTTTATAATTTTTCAATATTGTATCGTACAAATCTTTTATATTGGCGTTAGTTCCCCCGGGTACAGTTGCTGTAATAATATCATTTAGTACGTCGGTAAACTGTTTTAACGAGAAAATTAATGCAGGTCTTTGTTTATAATGACCCAACGCTAGTTTATCACTTAATAAAATTCCTTGAGACAACTCAACATTAGATTTACTGAGAATAGTATGTATGTATTTATCTATTGTCCAGCCCTCAAGGCGGTCTTGATATTGAGACCCAACAGCTCTTAGTGTAAGAGGGTTTTTTATTATTGCATCATTAATAGCGGCTTTGCCGCTATCATCCATAGAATCATATGCCCTTAACACTTCTTCTAAAAAACCATTTACAGCGTTTATTACTTGTGTTGCTGCTTGCTTACCATTAGTACCTGTGCGCACTGTCTTTGTTTTTTTACCTTCCTTATCAGTAACAATTTTAATTTCCTTAACCTCATAATGACTACCATCAGGAGCTAAAACGTCAAAACTAACCCCGGATCCTTGAATAATATTAAACGAATGTCTTTTAAATTCCGCAGCTCTTTGTTTCTCTAACTGCTTGAGAGCATCGTAAGAACTTACACCCCAAAGTATACAAGCAAGACTATATTCACCCCTGCCTACCCCGCCGTCTATTGTATTAAAAAGTTCTATTGGATTTTTAAGATTAAATTCTGTCCATTTGTACTTTCTGCCAGGCTCAAATGCATTGGCTTGTTCCAGTAAAACTTGCTGTCTTGGTAGAGGTGGTACAGTTCTGAACATAACCTGTTCTGCATATAGACAGTTTAAACTCTTGTAATACACAAGTTATTTATGGTTTATTCTTTAGGTTCAGTATTAACATCAATAGAATTCGAATACTTCTTCATTATATCGACAATTGAGGTAAGTACTTGCGAAGCATTCGTTTCATTAATCTCAGGCAAATCCTTTAACGCTTTTTCATCTAAATCACCAGGGTTCATGAATAATGCTTTTTTCAACAACCTAACAAGAAATACTTCACCTTCTGCTGTCAAAGGCTTTGGGCCTTCTTGAACTTCAGGTTCAGGCACCGGTACTGGAGGCGGCGGTGCCATTGTCGGGTCTGCGGCCGGGACCCCTGGCAAAACCTCCTGAGGTACTTGTTCATTGAGCTCTATAAGTTTTTTGTTTAGAATATCTAAAAATTTCATTAAATGGTTTTTATTGTTGATACAGGTTGATTTACCGGTAACGTCGCAGATTTCGATGTGTCGACTTTTTTCGACAGCTCAGCGACTGCTTTAGTAATATTCTCTATGGTCTTAGTACCAGCAGCAGAAATTTGTTTTTTTGCATCAGCTACTTTTTGAGTAACATCTGTTTTAATTTTTTGAACATCTGGATCATCTTGCAAAACGTCCATAGCTTTCATCAAGGCACTAACAACGCCACTTGCAGCATTATTTCCCACAGTGGATACAACGTTTTGCACTGCTTGAACAGGAGTTACAGCTGGTGTTGCGGTATATTCTTCTAGCCAATGGGGCTTTTCTAATTGTAATTCGCTGTATTTTGCATGTAATGAATCTAGAAACCTCATGTGTATAATATATTTATGTTAAAAACAACCCTAGTTTAAGATTTATTTTATCTATACTATCAATTGATACAATATTATATTTTCTTAAAAATAATTTAAAACGTTTCAGATTTGGAAGAATCTTATATTTATTAATTGCATTCATTATACGGTATCTGACTTCTCTACCTTCACCGCTTTCGCTATTTATATAAAGCTTGAGCTTACTAATAGATGTATTATCTATGATGTAATTTAAAGATAGAAGTTTGGATAGTCTTAAAAATGCTGTATAAACAAAATTAAAATGGTCATTTATTGCTATTAATCTGGCCGTTTTTGTAATTACAAATATTAATTTACTGTTTTTATTGCTTTCTATAACAGCAAGAATTTCATTGCAAAGACGCAATATTATAAAACTTCTAATTAATTTTGATTTATTTTCTAAGCAAAACTTCTTGTTATCACCATCAACTTGTCTGTCTACTTCTTCTATAAGTTGATCGACATAAACAATTTTAGTATTAGAATTAAATACTGACAAATACATTTTTTAATTATAGGTGCTTTAACTATGCTTTTCAATAAAATTTCTTGGAGGTTCTCCTATACGTACGTTTAAAATACCGTTGTAAAAGTCCTCTCTTAAAATTACATCTTTTTCTATTTGCTCTTTTATTTCTCTGTATCCAAGCTCCCACTTTGAATCACAAAAATGTAAAATTATAAATTCAAAATTATTCTTACCATACTTTTCTATGTCCGCATTTAATTCTGTTGATGAACCTGTGTACATTTTCCAGTCTGTCTGCTTTAATTCTATTCTTCTATTTTTTTTGCCTTTAAGAGGAGGACGCTTGAGAGTAGTTATACATTGTTTCTTTCCAATATACTTTTTATCAGTTATTAAATTACGTATTTGATATATAAACCCAAATGCATTTTCTTTTAATTCAATATTTTTAGCTAGTTGCCAATGACCTAAATCCATTGACTATTTAATTAACGGTCGTCTTTGTACAACTATCTTACGCTTTTTGCCGACTTTCTTTGCGCCTAATACTTTAGGAATTCTTGTATCACCTGCGGCATAAAAGTCAGAGTTACCAACGGCTCCGCCATGATCCATAGACGGAGCTGTACCAAACACTCCACCTATACCTGCAATGTTCGTTTCGATAACAAATTGTTTAAATGTCTTACACTTGATTATCATATATAAGTCGTTATTATTTATTAATGGAACAACTTAGCTCATACATCAAGGAGCTAGAAGATGATGTGCGCATTGATGAGCTAAATCTCAAGGAGGCCGCGCTAATGCTGCCAGCACGTAAGGCGAAATGGGTTTCTCGTTTAATTATAGAAAAAAATAATTTAAATGAGCTTTTTAAGAAAAAAAATAAAATTATTAATGATGTTGTAGAGACTCTCAAAAAAGAATCCGCGGTTAGATTAGCTACCCCTACGCTAGAGAAAGCTGCAGAAAGACACGCTGCGGTTGCAGAAATAACAACCGAGATAAATCAAAAGCAAAATGTAATTGATTTTTTAGAGAGAGTTGAAAAAACAATACATAGCATTGGGTTTGATATAAAAAACTTAATTGAAGTTATTAAAATGGAGACCTCATAGTGGTTTATTTCGATTTAGATAAGACAGGAAAGTACGGTTATATTACCGGTGATCATATTAATGATATAAGAGAGTTTTTTTCTGTAAAGAATGATGGTGCTCGGTTTGCGAGAATGAAGGGAAGGTTTATACCTTCACGTACATACGCAATAACACCAGGCGGTAGATTAGATCCTTGCTTGTTCTTTGAAGTGACAAAATTTTTATTGCAAAATAATTACTGTAATCAAGAAGATATTAAAGCTTCAAATACCTTTATAAGTTCAATTCTCCCTGCACAAGCCACCTATCATAAAAATGTTTCTTATACTAGAGAGCCATACAACAATCTTACTCTTCAATTAAGAGATTATCAAAAGGCTATTGTAACAAAATGCTTAGAGACTGGCAGAGGGGTAGTGGTTCTAGCTACTGCAGGCGGTAAAACATTAATTATGGCTTCTTTACTATCAAACTTTTTTTATCTTAAGAATAATTTTAAATGTTTGCTAGTTGTACCGGATCTTGGATTGGCTGAACAGACATACGCGGATTTTATTAGTTACGGTGTACCCTTTTCTTCAAGAAAATGGACAGGCAGTAACCCGCTTGAATCTAATAAGCCTGATGCATCTAATGTAATTATTGCAAATCTTGGTATTTTACAGTCTGAGAACTCAGATTTAACATGGCTCAAAGGTATAGATTTAATTATTGTTGATGAAGTACATAAAGTGAGACGTGGCAATAAGGTAAATAATATTCTTAAAAACATAAATACCAATTTAAGATTTGGGTTTACTGGAACAATGCCTGAAGATAAGCTAGATCAATGGAATATTATAGGTAAGATAGGTCCTATAATATATGAAAAAAACAGCTTTCAATTACGTACAGAAAAGTTTATTTCTAAAGTCAGCGCAAATATACTAGAGATTATATACAACAAAACTCCGCTCGAAATTAAAGAACTTGTAAATCCAGCAGAAAAATATAGAAAAGAATTAGAATTTTTATTTACAAATACTTTTAGAAACAATGCATTAGCGGCTGTATGTAATAACGCCCCGAATAATGTGCTTATACTAATCGATTACATTAAACATGGTGAAGAGCTGTATAACTATCTAACAAAAGTTTGTAATAGAAAAGCTGTTTTCTTTATAAGAGGTGAGGTTGGAGTAACGGACAGAGAAAAAATAAAAGAATTAATGGAAAAAAGCAATAATGTTGTTTGTATAGCTATAAGTAAAATATTTAGTACAGGGGTAAATATTAAGAACTTACATTTCATAGTTTTTGCTGGTGGAGGCAAAGCCAAGATCAAGACAATACAAAGTATTGGCAGAGGTCTTAGATTACACGAAAATAAAGATAAGCTTTATATCATTGACATAGCGGATCAGTTAACTTATGGTAAAAGACATCAGCTAAAGAGGCAATCTATTTATGAGCAAGAACGGATTCCTTTTACTATAAAAAAAATTACAGAAAAATAATTATGAAAAAAAATAAAAAACAACTTAAGCAAAAGGAAGTAATAGATGCAGAGCTTCCGCCAGAACTAACGGATATTAAATCTGTTATAAGTACCATTACAGATGAAGTAACCCCTGTTACTTCTGGAAAAAGCGGAAAAAAGCTCAAGCCTTCGGAAAAACCACATTATGTTAGCAGTAAAGAATTTGAAGAAGAGTTAGCGTTGTATTACAAAACTGACAAGATGACAGGATATTTAGCCGAGGCTATTAGAAGAATAGCCTACGGGTTATCTTTTGCGCCAAATTTTATAAATTATTCGTACAGAGATGAGATGATAGGCGATGCAGTTGTAAAAATGTATCAAGCACTAAAATACAAAAAATTTAAGTTAAATCAAGGATTTAGTCCTTTTAGCTATTTTACTACCATAGCATTTCATGCATTTATAAGTAGAATTAAAAAAGAAAAGAAACATCATCAATTAGTCGCGGATTATAGAGAAAGAAACTATGATAGTCTTATTAATAAAGATGAGAATGATACAGGCATAAGGGTTTGTACTTCTGATAATTCTGGAGGACTAGATAATAGTTTCTATAATGAGAGTAATGCCTAGTTCGCGAGTTGCTATATTTTCAGATTTACATCTTGGTGTTCATATGAACAGTCAGGCCTGGCATGATATATCATTGCAATGGGCTAAATGGATTACTGACGAATTAAAAGCCAAAGACATTAATGAGATAGTGTTTTGCGGAGACTTTTTTCATAGTAGAAGTGAAATAACAGTAAATACACTACATCACGCAAGTATATTGCTTGAATATTTTAAAGACTTTAAAATATATATGTTGGCCGGTAATCACGATTCATTTTATAAAAATAATTGCAGTGTTAACAGTATACGTATTTTTAACGGGCGAGATAATATAATCATAGTAGATAAGCCTTCATTAATCCAGATTGGTGGTAAAGAATGTTTTTTTGCCCCATGGGGTACGGAGATTGAAAGACTTCAAGAAAGTGATGTTATGTTCGGGCATTTTGAAATTGAGTCATTTAAAATGAATAGCTTTAAGCTTTGTGAGGGTGGTTTTAAATCACAAGATTTATTAAAATATTCACCTTTAGTTATATCAGGCCACTTTCATCTAAGAGAAGAAAGACGTTATGAAAAAGGTACTATTCTATATGTAGGTTGTCCGTTTGAGTTAGATTTCGGTGACGAAGGGTCAGTAAAGGGGTATTATATTCTCGATATGAAAGACCCTTCGTACGAGTTTTTCCCTAATGATTTTTCACCTAGACATATAAAAATTAATTTATCAGACTTAGTGAAAGTACATAATTTTGTAGAGGCCGGACAAGTGATTTTAAGGAACAATATAGTTAAAATTAGTATAGACAAGAATGTTTCCACGCAAGATTTAGATAAATTAACGTTAAAACTTCATAATTATAAACCGCTTAATCTCGTTATTGATAGCAGCGCTAGTAATACAGCATTTGGAGCGGATTTAGAGCAAAGTATTGATTTAAGCGGGGTAGATATTACAAAGGCTATATCTGACTTTGTTGGGCTGCTTGATATAGAAAATAAAAAGGATGTTATTGAATACACAGTTTCACTATACAATCAATGTAAATGAAGAAAATAATTTTTAATACTCTTACGATAAAACACTTTTTAAGTGTAGGTGAAAAACCAGTAAAAATTAATTTTAAACCAGGTTTACACGGTATTACAGGCATCAATAGGGATCAACTAGATAGAAGAAACGGTGTTGGAAAAAGCACAATCCCTGACGCTCTTCATTTTGCTTTATTTGGTACAACTATAAGAGAGTTAAAAAAAGAATTTATTATTAATAATATAACAGGAAAAACATGTGAAGTGTCCCTTACTTTTAGTGTAATTAAAGGTAAAGAAAAACAAAATTACGAAATAGTGCGCACTCTCGAGCCAAGTAAATGCATGTTATATCTAAACGACAGGGATATTACTAGAGATAGTATTGCTAATACCACGGAATATGTATGTGACATAATTCAATGTACGCCCGAAATTTTTCAAAATTGCGTTGTCATGACAGCGAACAATACAATACCATTCATGGCAAAAAAGAAAATGGAAAAACGTAAATTTATTGAAGGTATTTTTAATTTAGAAATTTTTAGTAAAATGCTTTTGCAACTACGTGATGAATACAACGATGTCAAAAAAAACTTAGATGTAGAAAATGTTCGTCAAGAGGAGGCTAATACTACAGTTAATGCTTTAACACAACAGAAAGAGAAATCACACCGTGAATATGAGAATAGAAAGCAACTACTTAATAATCGTAAGACAAATTGTGTTGATGAATTAAAAGTTATTGAAAAGAGAATTAATAACTACATTCTCATAAATGAAGAAGATATTAATAAGAATTTATTGATTTTAAATGATAAATTACAAGAATGTGATTTTAAAATACAGGACATTAGTAAGCATATTGCCTCTTTTGAGACAAAGAACGAAATGGTTGTTGCCGCACTAGCTAAAGTAGGTACGAATAAAGATACATGCCCTGTGTGCTTAAGACCTGTGAATGAATCTGATAAACAACATATTCACAATACACAGGAAAATTATAAAAACGAAATTAACAATCACGAAGCTCAAATAAAGCGATATGAATTAAAGCTTAATGAATTAAATTCCTTAAAAGGCAAAGTTGTTGAAGCTATTAAAAAGGGCCAGCATAGCATCAACAAAAGTCATCTCAATAAACAGCAGTTTGAAAATGATACCAAGCGTAAAACTCAACTACTACTGCTCACAGAAGAGATAGATCAGGATATATCTCATCTTAGTGACTCCAGCACGAATATGGACAAACTTATTCTCGAAGCTGAAAATAAACTAAAAGATATTAAGGATAAGATAGAAAGTATTCGACGTATTATCAATTTATTAGAGACAGTTAAATTTATAGTTAGTGAGGAGGGTGTAAAGAGCTTTATTGTGAAGAAAATACTAGCACTTTTTAATAATAAAATTGCCACATACTTAAGCAGGTTAAACTCAAACGCTAAAATTACATTTAATGAATACTTTGAAGAACTAATAATAAATGATAAAGGTAAAGAGGCAACTTACTTTAATTTTAGTGGCGCAGAAAGAAAAGTTATTGATTTAGCAATAATGTTTAGCTTTATTGATATGCTTAGCTTACAAGGTAATATTTTCTATAATATTCAGTTCTATGATGAGTTACTAGACACGAGTCTCGATGAAACAGGTGTAGAGCTTGTATTGAAATTGCTGGCTGAATTTGTTGAAAAAAATAAATTTGGTGTTTATATAATTTCACATAGAAAAGAATGTGCACGATTGGTAAGTGGTGAAACCATTACATTGGAAAAAAGCAACGGCATTACAACATTAGGTGAAATTTTTAGTTGAGATAAATTAAACAAGATATATATATTTAAAATGTTTACATCGAACCCGTTTACACCTCCTCTCTTACAACACGTCCAAATTCCAGAACAACGTGCTATTATTCAACCCGACAACTCACAACCGCCTGAGGTAAATCTTCCTAGAGCAGTACAATATTACGCTGATTACTCGGGTTGTGGGTTTTGGCGTATGTTGTGGCCTGAACATCTTCTTAATGCATACGGTAATATGACTGTTCACGGTAGCACTGTTATGGTATTAGACCCTCGTTGGTATGTTAATGTGAAAGCTGTAAGAATACAACGACAAGCCACTTCTTCGCAATTACAGTTTGTTAAGTTTTTAAGGGATGTTTCTAAACAGGTAGGGTTTAGAATAATTTATGAAATTGATGATGTAGTCTTTAGCGAGGATATTCCTGATTATAATAAATTTAAGACTGCTTTTGTTGATCCGGAGATCCGCAAAAATGCTCAGGAAATAATGTCTCTATGTGATGAAATAACAGTGACAAATGATTTTATGAAAGAGTATTATGCTGAAAAGACTGGGCATAAATACGTTACAGTTATACCAAATTATCCACCTAAATTCTGGTTAGGTAATTTTTATGATGAGAAGGCAATTAGTGCTAATTATGATACATATAAAAATAAACCAAGGATTTTATATGCGGGGTCTGGTGCCCATTTTGATGTAGAGAATAGAGTAAATCAAAATGATGATTTTGCACACGTCGTTAGAGCTATATACAACACATATCATGTTTTTCAATGGGTATTTCTCGGTGCATATCCTTTACCAATTCGTCCGTTGATTGAAGCTGGTACCGTGGAGTTTCATCCATGGGTAAATCTTTATGGTTATGGTGAAAAGCTTAAAAATTTACGAGTTAATATGATAGTAGCGCCACTACAAGATAATAATTTTAACAAAAGCAAATCCGATTTGAAATGGATTGAGGCGAATTGTTTAGGGCTACCTATTGCATGCCAGGATTTGAGTACATATAAAGATGCTGAGTTTAAATTTAAAACTGGTGAAGAAATGGTTGATATAATCAAGGACGTCTTAAGTAAGAAAGGTCGCTATATGAATATATGTGCAGCTGCGAGAAAGAATGCTGATAAGAGATGGCTTGAAAATGAAGAAAATCTTGCTTGTTACAAGGAGCTTTTTACGCTACCGTACGGCAGTCCAGAGAGGGTACGACTTAACGAAATCAATAAAATTAAAGTTTAGTAATTGTTTTAAAGACGTAGCAAATACTAGGATATATAAGAAACGTTAGTATAGGTGTATATAAAGGAGCGTTACAAACAAAGACAAACACGGCCCCCGTTGCAAGAGAAAGCCAAAAACTCAAACATACCCAACATGATAACAGTTTACTTAGCAATCTGTTCGTCATAAAAAGGTAATCGTCAAATTCGGTATGCATAATAAAGTTTTTCTTAAAAAATAGTTTACCTAGCGTTATTTTTAACGGACTACCAAACCACAATAAAAGAATACTGCAGACAGCTAGCGCGCCTGCAAAAAAATCAATTATTTGCATTATTTTGCCCTATAATATTTTGTAAATTAATAATGTATGTTTGTCTAAAGTTTCTCTCAGCACATGTACCGCAGCCTCCCCGTTTCTTAACTTCCTCTAACTCGACAACATATTGATGTCTTAACGCCTCGCAGTTAGGAATTTTACCCGGGCAAGGTCTTGTAAAATCAAAAAATTGCATTATTTCATCCATATTATATTATATTATTGCTTAATCTGAAAAATCAATTATAATAATCTAATGTTTGGGTATAGAAACATTGCATATGATCCGAGACAAGAACTAATACGTCTCTTTACATGGGACAAGGACGGTAATAGAATTGCTATTGATTCGACTTTTCATCCTTATATATTTCTAGAGAGTAATAATGCACATGATGCTATTAGTATTTTTAATACTAAGCTAAAGAAAAAAACTTTTAAAAATCAATTTGAAAAATCTAAATTTTTAAATGAAGCAAGCACCACACGAATATTTGAAAATCTTTCACCTAGTCAACAATTCTTAATAGATAATTTTTGGGAAATAAACGAAACATCAAGTTTTGTACAATTTCCCCTCAAACTATTTTTTCTTGATATAGAAACATATTCTGTAGATGATTTTCCTAATATAGAAAAGGCAGATCATCCTGTTAATATTATAACAATATATGATACTTTAAAAAAGAAGTACATAACATGGGGAACAAAGCCTTATTATCAAATAATTGAAGATCAGGTTTATTTTTTCTGTAAATCAGAAAAAGAAATGTTTGAAAAGTTTATTAAACATTTTGAGAGCGATTATCCAGATGTAGTGTTAGGATGGAACTCCGTTTTGTTTGATTTGCCTTACTTAATCAATAGAATTCGGGTATTGTTTGATGATGCAACGGTTGCGAGATTGAGCCCTATGCAAAGAGTACACTGTCGGTCTCTTAAAGGACAATTTGGCAAGGAACAAATAAGGTGGTATATTGATGGTATTTCTTGCTTGGATTATCTAGATATCTACAAACGATTTTGTATGGTTTTACGTGAAAACTATAAACTAGATAATATTGCAAAAATCGAGCTTGGAGAACAAAAGGTAGATTACGGTGAAACTAATTTAAGCAGTCTTGCAGACAAAGACTGGAAATTATTTGTTGAATATAATATTCAAGACGTGAGGCTTCTTGTTAAGCTAGAAGAAAAGCTTCAATATTTTCAGTTATTACGGATGCTTAGTTATACGGGGCTAACGTCCATGGAGGCGGCAATGGGTAGTATGAGTGTTATTATTGGCGCGTGTGCTATCCGCGCTCGCCATAGAAATAAAAAAATCCCTACATTCATAAGAGGTGGAGATGATGGTAAGCAGAATGAAGGAGCCTATGTCAGCGAGCCAAAAAGAGGATTTCAAAAGAATATAGTTAGTTTTGATGCTAATAGCCTGTATCCTTCCGTGATGATAACGTTGAATTTATCTCCAGAAACCAAAATGGGCGTAATTGAGTCTCAGACAAAAGAAGAGGTTACCATACGGGACGTTAACAATAATATTGTTACTTTACCTATACAAAAATTTGCTGCATTAGTAAAACAAGAGAAGTTGAGCTTAAGTAAAGCTAAAGTTTTATTTACACAAAAGCATAAGGGTATTATACCAGAAATGGTAGATCAATATTACAAGTATAGGGTTCAAGTAAGAAAAGATTTAAAGAAGGCAAAAAAACAGTTAACAACAACTACAAAAAACACTGCAGATTATCAAAAGCTAAAAGATGAGATTAATGTTTTGAACATCAAGCAACATACAATTAAAATTTTTATCAACACTGTTTATGGTGCTTTGGGTAATAAAGTGTTTCCTCTGGGCGATGATGATCTTGCTAGAAGTATTACTTTAACAGGACAAGCTGTCATTAAGCAGGGCAATGCTATATTAACAAATTATATAAAAGAAAAGGCTAGTCTAACAGATAATGAAATAAAGAGCGACACACCAATAATTTATAATGATACTGATTCAGTTTATGTATCTCTTTATTCATTGATTGAGAGGACGGGGCTTCCTTTTTTAGATTCATATGGTAAAATAACTCCCAATTTTTATAAAGAAGTTGAAGATATAGAAGCCTATTTAAACTCTCACATTAAAGCGTGGTGTGAAAAATCTTTGAATAGCGTTGATAGCAGGATTGTTTTTAAGCGCGAAGCTATTTGTGATGTGGGAGTCTTTTTACAGAAGAAGAGATACGTTATTCATATTTTAGATGAAGAAGGCATTTCTACAGAAAAATTTAAATATACTGGCGTAGAAATTGCTAGAACAACTATGCCTGCACCAATCAAGCCTTTAGCCAAGAAAATTGTTGAGACAATGCTACTCACCCAAGATCAACAAAAAACAGGGGAAATTATAACCGATACGTATAATTTGTTTAAAACTTTACCTGTAAGCGATATTTCCTTTGTAACGGGGTTAAAAGGTTATGAAAAATATTCTCATAGATGTGAAGGGTTTAAGACTGTTAAATCTATGCCCCTACATGTCAAAGCTGCGTATATGCATAATCTTTTATTAGAAGTCTTTAATATTGACAAAAAGTATGAAAAGATTGGGTCTGGAGACAAGATTAGATATTTTTACGTTAAACAGCCAAATAAATTTAATATAAGCGCTATTGCTTATAAGTACTATTATCCAGAAGAGTTTGCCAAGGTGTTTGAGCCCGATCATGAGCTAATGTTTGAAAAAATTATATATAGTGCTGTAGAACGCTTTTACGATGCGGTAAACTGGGTGCCACAAAAACCAGGTGAAGCATTACAGTGTGATTTATTTGCTTTATTAAAATAATAGTTGATTTTATTCTTATTGTATATATATTAATTATATGAACGAAATAATTCTATTTGTAAATCATGTAGGTCAAACACTCTTAGCTGAAAAGATTGAAGATACAGCGCAACATCTTAAGGTCAAAAACCCCGCGATATTACATGTAACGCCTAATCAAAACTCTCAATTACAGGTTCAACTTATTCCTTATTTCTTTAGGGAATTTATTGATCAAGCTTCTCGTAAGAATGGCGCTGTATTTACTTTCGGTAAGGATAAGATAGTTGCAGCTGATATTAATTTAGAGGCTAAGCTTATTGATCAATATAATCGTATTTTTTCTGATGCCCCAGCAGCACAAAGTACAGGTAAAGAGCCGTCTGTTGTCAAGTTGTTCGAAGAATGAAGCAAGACGAGCTCCTGTCAAAGGCGTTTAAGTCATTAGACGCTCTTAACCCAGAAGCAACATTTTTATCAGAAAATGCTTTATGCAATGTTGATACATGGTATGACACTGGCTGTTTTGCATTAAATGCAATTATATCTGGTAGGCTTGTTGGTGGCGGTATCCCTAAGGGACGTATTACTATATTTGCCGGGCCTTCACAAACAGGTAAAACTTTACTTGTTAACAAAATCTTAGGATTAGCACAAAAAAAAGGCATTATTCCAGTTATTTTCGATACAGAATTTGCTATTGACAAAACGACTACTGCAGGTATTGGTCTGGATCCAGATAAAACTAAATACGTTCCTGTCTATACAATTGAAAATGCTCGCAATCAAATTAGTACTTTTTTAGATAGTATTGTCGAAAATAATTTGCAAGGAAAATTCATAATTAGTTTGGATAGCTTGGGAAATCTTGCAGGCAGTAAAGAGGTAACCGATGTCGAGAAAGATAAAAGCGCTGCAGATATGGGTACAAGAGCTAAAGGGTTAAAAAGCATGTTAAGGCTTTTAACTTACAAGGCCGGTCGCGCAGGGGTTCCTATTCTAATGACTAATCATACTTATAGTGACCCGGCCTCTCTTTATCCCTCTCTAGTTCAGAATCAAAGTGGCGGGAGTGGACCGCTATATATGGCTAGTGTAATTGTTCAGCTAGCTAAGAGAAATGAAAAACAGGAAAATGAGGATGAAGCTATTTTACCAGAAGCTAAAAACTATAACGGAGTAACGTTAAGAGCTTTGACTGTTAAAAATAGGTTTGTACCTCCGTTTCTGGAGGCAAGTATTAATTTAAATTATTTAACTGGTCTCGACAAATATAGTGGGTTGCTTGAGATGGCTGTTAACCATGGTTTGATAATTCAAACCGGTTCTACTTACACCAAACCAGACGGAACCAAGCTAGGATATGCAAAGAACTTTACAAAAGATAAAAAGTTCTATGAGGAGTTAATTCCTCTCTTAGATAAAAAGCTGGAAACCGCGTACAAGTATGGAAATGTATCTGGTGAGGATGTAAATGAAAAAACCTAAAATAATTGTACCTATTTCTGGCGGTATGGACAGTACTGTCATTTTATATAAGGCTGTAGAAAAGTTTGGTGCGCAAAACGTTTTTGGCTTATCTTATGATTATGGTCAACGGCATAAAAGAGAATTAAAATTAGCTGAATATCATGTTAAAAAACTTAATATTAATAAATGGCAAATTATTGATACGAAGTTTATTAAAGCTCTAGCACCTACTAGTAGCCTGACAAATGATAATATTGATACACCTGACATTAGACAGATTGCGGGAGAGGCTCAACCAAAATCTTATGTTCCCAACAGAAATATGATTTTTTTAAGTATTGCGGCATCTTATGCTGAAGCTTTGGGCGCAGATATAGTTTATCACGGAGCCACAAAAATTGATAGTTTAGCCGGTTACTGGGACGCTAGCCTAGAATTTTTGCCGATGATTAATAATGTTTTATCACTGAATAGAGAAACTCGCATTGTTATAGAAGCCCCTTTAATTAAAATGGATAAAGCAGATATAGTAAAAGAAGGTATTAGATTAAGGGTAAAATTTAGTAAAACATATACTTGTTACTCTGGTAAAAATTTATGTGATCCTAACTCTCCTAGCAGTGCATTACGCATAAAAGGTTTTGCTAAAGCCGGTTATATTGATCCTATACGCTACAGTGAAGACCTATCTCACATATGGGAGAAATATAATTGTAGATTAATTGATTATGATACTTATAATATCTAAATGTGTGGTATTTTTGGAGCAACAAAACAAGAGCAATTTTTAACTCTTTATGATTTAAATCAAAAGCGTGGTAATTTTGCTACTTCTCTTTGTTTTGTTGATAGAAAAGGTGACATGCATGTACATAGATGGTCTGGGGTAATAGATATACTACAAATTAAAAAAATTTTAGATAAAATTGATGAAAAAATTATTTTTTATGCTGGACATACGCAGGCACCAACTTCTGTAAAAAGAAAATATTCAGTAGACACCGCTCATCCTTTTAACACACAACACTATACTATTGCCCATAATGGTGTGCTTACAAACTTTACAGAGTTAAAAGAAATGTTTGATCCAAAATGGAAAAACCCAGTGGACAGTAGTATAATTCCTTTTATTTGTACTATGTATGAGGAAGAATACCCAGACTGTAGCAATGTTGATGCTATAGTTAACACTCTAGGTAAATTAGAAGGTACTTTTGGATTGTGGATTTATGATTCTAATCTAAACACTATGTTTTTAGCCAGATGCGGTAGTACTATTTTTGCTAATAAGCTTAGCAATACTTTTAGTAGTGTTAAATTTAGAGGATCTGAAGCGCTAGAGGAGGGTGTTTTATATCAACTAACACCAGAAGGAATAACATCTATTAGTTTATTTGATTGTGATAGTCCGTTTTTCACTTAGACAGTACTGTATTTGTCGAACTCATCAAACCCTGTTGCTTGATCCCAAGTCCCTAAATCTTTTAGAATATCAACCGGGTCATCGTAGTCGTCAGTTTCTATTGTTGATATTTCACCAGTACCTTCGCCTTCAGTTTCTTTTCTAGAATCTGACTTAACGTATGCATTTTTATATTTTAAGCTATCTACAAAAGTTGTAACAAATTCTTTATCGCTTAAAGTCTTTACATCATAAGCTTGCATTATTGCATCGCGTAAAGCTGAGTTAAATTCTTCAGAGTCATACAAATCAGTCCCAGAGGAAACCGTAATCTCATCTGGAAGCTCAACAAATACTTTCTGAAAATCAGGAATAAATCTTGCCATACTTCTAACATAAGTCGTTTCAGTGGATGTAGTTGGTTCCGCTTGTGTTGTTGTATTTTCTGCACTCTTAACTGCAGCTTTTACTTTTTTTACACCCTTAACTGAGGTAACTACACCTTTCTCACCAGCTGCATAATCTCTATAAAAGTCACCGAGATTAGCAATTACCCTAGCCGTATATCCTCTTAAAGCATCGCTACCTGGTACTTGAAGCTCAGGGTGTTGTATCTTCAAATCTTTTAAGGCTAAGTCAATTGCGCTTTTTATAGCCAATCTGAATTGATCTTCATTTCTCGATGGGTTTACATAGCCAACTTCTTTACCATTTATGACGCTAGGTTTTTGTTTGAAGAGGCGAGGAAAAATAGCTGCAGTCAGCTTATCTGCTGCATCTTCTATAGATATATTTAAACTTTTTGCTATTGCACCAACCAAATACCCACCCCCAGGTGCAGATTTAATTTTCTGCCTGATTGTAGGGGATGAACCACCCGCCCAATCAGTGCCTACGTCTAGCTCATTTATTAACTTGTAAGCTTCAAAAATAAGCTTAGAATCATTATCCATACTTGATTATTTATTAGGAAGCTCTATAATTTTATAGATGATAGGTATTTTCTCTATTAGTCCACTAAACGGTAATTGTTTATTAGAAAAAACATTTCCAAAACAGAATGATATAGAGCTGAATATTACCTACAACAATTCATATTTAGGATTAAGTCAATTTTATAATAATATTATAGAAAATACGGAAAATGATAGGTATGAAGCTGTTATATGTTGTCACCATGATGTAAATTTACGATTTGCTAATTTAACTATAGCTGCAAAAGATTCTTTATTAAATTATGACATAGTGGGGGTTGCTGGAGGTATTCAACCTAAACTTATAGAAAAAAACTTATGGCATTGGATGATAGAACCTGATAATTACAGGGGCATAGCAGCCCATGGGGATAAGATTGAACACATGTATGTTACTACTTTCGGACCAACTCCTGCAACCGTTGAGGTTTTAGATGGGGTTTTTTTGATGTTTAACACAAAGAAAATACGCAATACTAAAGCTAGGTTTGACGAAGCATTTATGTGGCATCACTATGACATAGATTTTAGTTTGACTTGTAAAAAATATAATATTAAGTTAGGGGTATGGCCTATTTTAATACATCACCAAAGCCCAGGACTTCGGGATGTTAATGATGAGCACTGGGGTAAGAGTAATGATTATTTTAAATTAAAATGGAAGTAAAAACTACAAATAAAGTACTTGATTTAGATTTCTACGAAACCGTAGTTATATATCATTGCTTAATAGATCCGTCATATCTATCAGGAATTATTGATTCAATTGAACCGAGATTTTTTAAAAATAAAGATATTAAAAATATTATTTCAATAATAATAAAATTTTTTAATGAACGAGGAACAGTTCCTACTCATACTGAAATTAAAGCATATTTAACTACGGAAGATCTTAAAACAAATTTTAAAAACGTTGTAGGGCTTTTTATTGACATAGATAAAAAAATAAATAAAAATGAACTGATAGAAAATACAGAATTATTTCTTAAGGAGAAAGCAGTATATAATGCTTTATTAGATGCTGCGGATAAACTAGATTCAAAGCAGCTTAATACGTCCGACCTATTGACTAAAATAGAAAAAGCTGTTGGTATTAATCTTTCCCAACATTTAGGTATAGAGCTATTCACAGATATTGATATTTTTATTAAGGACTTACATAACGAAGAACCGCATATTAGATCAGGGTGGAAGTGGCTTGATGGCAAGCTTGGCGGCGGTTTTCTCGAAAACGGAAGAGCGTTGTATGTATTTGCAGGCGAAACTAATGTTGGTAAGAGTATATTTTTAGGTAATATTGCTAGCAATATTGCTCTTAACGGTAAGACTGTTTTGTTGATTTCTCTTGAGATGAGCGAAATGATGTATGCTAGGAGGTTGTCTTCAGCTATTACAAGTATACCGCTTAGCCACTTAAAGACGGAATCTAATACTCTTAAACAGCTCATATCACAAATTGGTACAGACAAGAAAGCAAGAATCATTATAAAAGAGTTTCCCCCATCTACGCTAACACCACACCAACTTAAATCTTACGTAAAAAAGCTAATTCAAAAAGGGTTAAAGCCCGATGCTATTGTTCTGGATTATTTAAATCTTCTTCATAGTCCGTTGGGGAATAATAGTTATGAGAGAGTGTTGTATGCCGCACAACAAGTACGGGCACTTAGTTACGATTTAAACTGTCCAATTATTTCTGCAACACAGCTTAATAGATCTGGGTATAATATAGACAACCCAGGGCTAGAGACAATTTCTGAAAGTATAGGGTTAGCTACAACCTCTGATGCTATTATTTCTATATGGCAAAAAGATGAAGATAAAGAACTTGGTTTAATACACATAGGAATGACCAAGAATAGATTTGGGCCTAATTTTGGCAGTATTGCATTAAAGATAGACTACAATACACTGCAAATTACAGAAGATGATACTATTAACGAAAGTGATGAAGCCAGAGAGTTTACAAAAACATTATCAGATTTAAGTAGTACGTGATTTCTGTCAGTTAAGATATAAATTCTTACAATTCATTATGAATTGCAAGAATATTAATTACGCTGAGACAGATCATCTATTTAGATCCTACTGCAGTTTTATTTGTATAATTTACAATAAAAAATATAATTTAGCTAATATATTGCTTTTATTTTTACAAAATAAAAATCTTAAAGGCTTATTTAAATCTTTATTAGATGTTGAAAGTGATGTTCTAGCGGTTAAAATGTTTCTTGAGTTTGATCCTTCCTTATGTAAGAGCAAATATATTATGAAGTATTTAAATTCACGAAAAATAAAGTGATTTCAGAAAAAATTATTTACAATCTTTTTTTAAAAATTTCTCGCACCCATGCAGGGTTACCCTATAGATACAGAAAGCAGTGGCATGGCTTTGAAGAAACTCCACATTATCAGCATGTTTTGAGACTAAAGAATTTTTTTCACAGAAATAAAAGTGTTGATGTTAATGAATTTTTTTCAGCACCTTATACCGTTTATCCTGGAGAAAGCGGATTTGATCTAACATTTTACTCTTCCCCCAAAGCCATAAAAATTTACACCATGGCACAAAAGAAAAAACTTTTTTTACCGCCAGATAATCAATATCATCTTAATAATATAGCCAAGGGATTAAAATATATTTTTCGATTTTGCAAAGAAAAAAATATTTTATTATCTGAATACTTAAAATACAAAACCGGTGTGCAGCCGATTTTTATAACACATTTAAAAGAAAGACGTATTAGCATCTACAATTTATTTGCTTTTGAAAATATGGACAGGGAGTTAAGAGAAGTTGACCCGGGTATATTAAAATTTACATTAGGTGAAATTTATGATAATATTGATATGTTTAGAACAAAATACTTTACAAGTAAAATTGCAAAGAAAGTTGCAACACTTGGCTTAAAAAAACTTTATGATAAGGAAAATAATAGTTGATTCTTGAAATAATGCTATTATTATAAATGTATGAGCGCAATTACTAAATCAATGTTCGAAAGCATCAAAAGTGCACTAACTAAAAATAATACACAACAATCTCGCAATAAAGATATTTTAAAGTGCGAAGTTGGAAATACTTACACGGTACGTTTATTGCCAAACACAAATAATCCTGAGAAGACTTTTTTTCACTATTACACATTCGGTTGGACAAGCTTTGCTACAGGGCAATATGTATCAGCAGTAAGTCCTTCTAGCTTTGGCGGCCGCGACCCTATTGCCGAATATAGATATAAAATTCTAAAGACAGGTACTGATGATGAAAAGCAGAAAGCACGTGCTATTTTAAGGTCAGAAAAATGGCTAGTAAATGCTTATATTATTAATGATCCGGTTACCCCTGAAAATAACGGTAAGAACATGATTGTTAGATATGGTAAGCAATTACATAAAATTATTATGGACGCTGTAGAAGGCGAGAGCGCTGAAGATCTTGGTTCGCGAATATTTGATCTTTCAGATAAAGGATGTAGCTTAAAAATTAAGGTTGAGCAGCAAGGGGACTACCCAACTTATGTTAGTAGCAAGTTTGCTCTGCCTAAAGCTATCGAAGGCCTAGATAAGGCTAAATACGAGAGTATTTATGAAAGTATCATAGACTTAGAAACTGTATTGCCTATTAAAAGCTATGATGAGCTAAATACTCTTCTTGAAGAACATTTCCTTGTTAACGCTACGATTGAATCAAGGTCACAGCCGGTGAAGGCCTCAAAGATTAATAACGCCGTTACAACATCCGCGGAAGATCTTCTTGAAGATGATACTGTAAAACAGTTGTTAGCTGATATTGAAGATGCAAAATAATGGACGGTATAGTCAATCTTACACCAGACGATCCCCGTGCTCGCGAAGCTATAGTAAATCTTCTTGGCACTACATTATCTGAGTTAAAAGAGATTGATAAAAATGTTGTTGGTGGCTCACGCAATATATCGGCATTAAAAACAGATTTAAAAAATGTTTTTAATTTTCAGCAACCTTCACAAATTACTTCAACTACTAATACGGTTGTTCAGCCGCCTGCACAATCGCAAGTTCAACCATCAGTATTACCATTAATTTCGCCGCCTGAAGACCCGAACCAATTGATTTTTGATTTTAACCAGAAGATAACTCCAAATACTATTAACGATAAACTGGATAGAATTTTAGATAAACTAGATAGAATTATTTCTACTATTTGTAGCAAGTAATTGCATTTATAGTTTTTTTACTATAATAATTATGTGAATGTTTTTATACCTAACAAAAAGCTTTTTATTAGTAGCTTTCTACAGCCAGTAAGTAAGATTAGTGATAGTTGTGTCATTTGTGTAAAAAACGATGGATTAACATGTACTGTATGTACTTCTGATTCCTCTATAGTACTTAATACACAGTATAAAATTAATCTGACGGTGGACTCTCCTATCTGTCTTAATATTGCAGATATTAAGAAAGTTATTAAAGCGTTTGAATGTGTGAGTGGCGACAGCTTTACGTTTAAAGTTGACAAAAATAATATATGTTATTCTGGACCAGAAGTGAATTTTAAATATCATTTACTTGAAAATGGTATTATTAATCAGCCTAAACTGAATATAGAGAAATTAGATTGTATAGATTTCCCTATAACTTTTGTCATTCAATATAAAACCTTTATTGAGTTGTTACGAGGAAGTACTTTTGCAACAGAAAGTAATAAATTATACTTATATTCAAAAGATAATAAGGTTTATGGTGACTTAACCGATAGAGCCCGACATAATGTAGATAACTTTTCTTTACCTCTTGCAGAGTATACAGGCCCTACGCTTACTGACATATGCTTGAATTTTGAGACTATTAGAATAATTAGTGGTGTGAGAGTGAAGCAGTTAGAATGTAAAATAAATCCTAAGCTTGGTGTTATATTGTTTCAAATTAACGATGACACTATTAAAACAAAATATATTGCTTCTTCTCTGGTAAAATGATCACACCAAAAAATAAAATTAGAACTCCCAGCTACTTTATGAAGCGGCTGCGCGATAATGGGTTTATTGTTTTAAGAATTTTTGATAGGTACGGTAAACACGACCCTCGAAGATGGACAGTTTTGGTTGACCCGGGTCTTTCTTCAGTCTTTATTACCTGTTTTTCAAACAAAGAATTTAACGGCGATTTAATGTTTGAATTAAATGATGGAGGGCTAAGAATTAATAAAAATTTTAATATAAAAACCGATAGTATTGAAGTTATTATTACGTATCTTCTTGAAAGAGGTATTAACAATAACCCGTATAACAGCCCGTATTACATAGAAAGGCCTAAATATAATGGTGAGTAAATTCAAACACAATAACGATGATATGAACGATAAAGTACCTAAAATTACTAGTTACGATAAAAAAGTAATTGAAGATATGTTAAAGTCAAGCTTGCAAGAATTTTTAGTTAGAAAATCTGGTTCTAACATGGAGAAAATTAAAGATGTTAATAATTTGATTTCTCTTATTACAGAATATTTAAGTGCCTTTATAATTATTGGGTATGATGTGTCTGGCCAGCCGGTAAATATTGTTCACGCCACAAATCAAATGGACGCTGATGCTTTAAGTGCGGCTATTAATAAATTCATTATTCATTCGATTAGTGGGTCATCAGAAAAATGAGAACAGTAGTAATTTTTGGTAAAGGATTTATTGGACAGGGGTTAGAGAGATTTTTAACTTTACGAAATATTAAAGTGGAATGCTATAGTAAGGCACAAGTAGATTATACTGACCCAGTTGCATTACAACAGTTTTTAAAAGACAGGTATAGAAATTATGAAATTATAATCAATTGTTCTGGGTTCACAGGTACACCTAACGTTGATGGGTGCGAAAATAATAAACCCGATTGTTGGTTTTGGAATGTAATTGTACCAAGAACTGTTGTATTGGTGTCTAATATGTTCGAGCTTCCCGTATTTCAGATTAACAGCGGTTGTATTTATACAGGCTATGAAAAGCACTTCACTGAATTAGATCAACCAAACTTTGGATTGTTTGATTCTGAAAGTAGTTTTTATAGCAAAACAAAGCATGCATGTGAGACTATATTTAAAAATTGTTTAGTTTATAGTCTAAGAATTAGAATGCCGTTTGAAGGTACCCATAGTAAGAAAAACTATCTTCTTAAACTTTATAAATATGAAAATTTAATTAGCATGCCAAATAGTCTTACTAGCACTGAAGATTTGTACTCTTTTATTTTGAAATTTATAATATTAAGGAATACCTTGGTCCCTGGGCCTATAAATGTGGTTAATGAAGGGGTAATAGATTCTAAGGAAATAGTAGAGATGTTTCGTAGACATAATATTAATAACCCTAACTGGTCTTTTATCGATATTAATAGTCTAGATACAAAAGCAAAGCGAAGTAATTGCGTTCTTAGTACAGACAAGTTAAAGAGTATTAATCTACAATTACCTGACGTAAGGGAATCACTTGAAAGAGATATTGCAAAATTTGCATCTTTATTTTAATAAAAATTTACCCGTTAATAGAGGAATTTATGTTTCTGAAAAAGGTAAATTTGCAGGTGAATTTTTAATTTACATTAAAGCTCTTAATTCTGGTTTTTTTAGTTTTCTTGGATTACCTAAACTTATTAAAAGGGATATTGATCCTGACCTTTTTAATAGCTGCATTAAAAGCAAAGACATTGTTTTTGTCGAAAAGTTACCTAACTCTATTTTTAACGGCTGTGTAGAGCAATATAATTTTTTGATTGATAAACAAAAGAAATGAATAAATATATTATATGGACTTTGTAAAACCTATCAAGATAACGAGCCCTATTAGTGGACAATCGGTTACTCCAAAAATTATTGAGCGTATATACGAGGGCAAGCTATACAAAGAAGCACATTGGATTGATCCTGCTAGCGGTACTTTTATTCGTAAAGGTATTATAAGCATAGAGGATTTAAAAGAAAAAAAAGGTTGATAGTTTCTCTAAAAGAACTATAATTGCTTAGTGCTAGCAGAAGACTATATAGTTTCAAAATTTTATCAATACGCGGGCTATCCACGTTATAATAGATTATCTAAATCATACAATGCTGGTTGCCCAACGTGCAGAGAAGGTTCTTCCTGGGGCAAGAAGAGAAGACTGTATTTTGTACCGCGGAAAAATTTAGTTTTTTGCCATAACTGTGGGTTAAGTCTTAACCCTTGTAGATGGATTCAAAAAGTCGCGGATATGAGTTATGGTGAAGTATTGAAAGAGAATAGTCAATTTAATATTTCACTAGATACGGTAATATCTAAAACAGTAACATTACCTGAGGTAGATACGGCTATGACCCCTACCGATTTGCCTGAAGATGCAATAAATCTATACGACAAAGATCAAGTTGAATTTTATAAAAACAATTCATATGTTAAAGCTGCACTAGATGTTATTAATAATAGAAAATTGGATATTGCTATCAATAAGCCTAAAACGCTATGGTTAAGTCTAAGTGATAAAATTCACAAAAACAGGCTTATTATACCGTTTTACGATCTTGCAGGAAAAATTATACACTATCAGACACGAACAATTATAGAAAATAAAAAAGCTCCAAAGTATTTGTCAAAAGTTAATAGTGAAAAAAGTTTATTTGGTGTCGATCGTGTTAATGGCGATTTACCATATTTGTTTGTGACTGAAGGTCCAATAGATGCTTTTTTTATTGAAAACGGCGTTGCTGTAGCTGGTATCAACGAAGGGAAAGGATCATTTTTTACAGACAAACAAAAGAATCAATTAAAAGCTTTTCCTTTTCACGACATAGTCTGGGTATTAGATAATCAATTTGTGGATAGTGTAAGCAAGAAAAAGAGCGCGATTCTTGCTAGAGCTGGGTATAAGCTTTTTATATGGCCAGAAAAATTTCGTGCAATGAAAGATCTTAATGAGGTTGCTATCAAATTAAATATTGAAAAAATACCTACGAAATTTATACTTCAAAACGTTTATTCAGGTGTCAAAGCTAATATAGTGTTATCTAACTTAAATTAACTCTCATCACCAGATATAAGGTACCCCTTCAATGATTCATTGAGAGAGCTTAATTCCATAGCAACACGAGCAAGTCTTTTCTTTTCGCTATTAGATATTTTTTCAAACAAAGTGTCGCACCCTGCAGCTGCGAGCTGTGATTGAATGCTGTTATTATCAACACCATTTATGTAATTAATAAACTTTTCAATCTCTTGAACCCAAGTAGTTAATGTCTTTTTTTGTGCAGCATTATGTTGTCCACGAACTTGATCTACACCTTGAGGCGGGGTATTTGGATCAAGAGCAGTCGGATCTGTCTCAGGGTCAAGCTCCCCCGCCATGGCTTCTGCTTCTGTGGGAGGCGGCTGCTGTTCTGTTTCATCCGCCTCTAATAGTGTAAGATAACGCTTTTCAAACAAATTCATATTATTATTTATTATTTATGCAAATAGATTAAATAATTATATGGGAAAAAAGTTTAGCGCGCTTAATGAAGATTCACAAATGCTTTACAATAAATGGGTTAGAGGTATTGCAACTAGACAGCTACAGCCTGAAATTATAACGATTTCTGACATAATAAATAGATTTAGAAACAATAATCAAGCGCGGAAAATTCTACCTTACCCGTTAGATAGAGTAGTCGACTTTTTAGGAGATTTATTTGTAAAGTGTGCCGATTTAAGAAGAGTTTTAGCCCAAGGCGCTGGTAGCCCGTTAATTAAAGATAATGTAGATAAGATTAAAACTATACGTGAGCTTAATAATGATATTCAAGAAATTCAGGAAAAGATATTTTCTTGTACAGAAAAACTTAATAAATTACTTGAAAAATAATAGGTTACAGTTTAAAATATATTAATGCTACAAAAAACTACAGCTAGTATTTTATTAACACTTTTAGTCGCTTTTTTATTAGCTTGGCCTTTTAGTTATTTGGGCGTTAATTTTTTGAGCGGAGTTGCTTTTTTTGTTACTCTGCAATTTGTTGGGTTTTATTTTTACCGAGATTATATAGTCACAAGAGCAAAACTTGAAGAGCAAAAGTTATTATTTCAGTATGAAGCTGAATTAAGCAAACAAGGTGCTGAAGTTGTTTGTCCGTGCGACAGACAAGTTAAATGTTTTGTGCCTATTGTTCTTAATGAGAGAAATGAGTATAATTGTCCAGGTTGCAAAAAAGATATTAATGTTGCAGTCAAGTTAAAAACCGCACTAGTAACAACCCCTATTGTAAATACTATAGAGGAAATTATAAGTAATAATACGCAATAAAATGGAAATAACAACCGTTCCTTCAAGCCAGATACAGCCTGTATCCACTTTTAAAGCTATACCTTCTACACCATTAGTTAAAGCTGAAGTTGAGAATTTCTTTTTTTCAAAAGGACCTCTTGTATATAAAATTTATAAAAATGCTTACACCAGTTCGCTAGGGGACTCTATAACGTCAGATGCTTTTATTGATGACTTTTTTGTTGTGTTAGAAAATTCTATAAAGACAGAAATTAAAGCCAATAATAATCAGACCAATAACAATACAACTATCGTAAGCAATATATTTCAGATACTAAGAAATAGTTTTACTGTTTTACGACAATCAGGAGTTAACCTAGACCCAGTTACATTTTACGCGACACTAGTTGCTTTTGTATTGAGTAAAATAAAATAAAATAAGCTTGCATGATAAAGAGAGAGCCTTTATTATAAAAAAATGAATAATATTATTGAAGTAAAGGGTGAAAAGAAGGTTTTTAGTATGCAGAAGATAGAGTATGCGAGATGGCTTTGTCTTATAGAGGCAATAGATTTAATAGAAAAAAAAGCTAGTGAATTAAAAGCAGATATAATTACTGATGATTTTTGGGTTAAACCGCTAGCTTTTCAAAAATATATTGATCAGCGTTTAGAAACTATGGTTATTGATGTGGATAAAGAAGAGTTTAATATTCCAATTACCGCTTCTATAGAATTTAATAAAAATATTATTAAGAGTAATATTGAGGTTGAAGAGAAGAATACAGATTTTGAAGAAGATATAGAACCCGATGATGAAGTTCTTTCAACACTTAATTCTTAATAGTAACCGCCATATATTTCGGTGTTATTTACTGACATATCAAATATTTGTTTACTGCTAAAGCTATCTGCACTTTCTGGGTAAGCACTACCACGTGCTGTGGTGGTCTTATCATTGGGTATAGAAGTACTAATTGTCCCATATTGATTATTATCATAAACCTGATCACTACCTCTTTCTTGGGGTAGATTAGGTTCAAAGGAATAATCAAATCTCTTAGCCTTTAATAACCATACATAATGCCCCATTAACGGGTTAATCTCCGTATTCTCTTGATCTAGCCTTTCAGTAATCTCATACATTTTGCCGTCCCTCTCCCCCGGTCGAGTATTACCGTATTCTATCATTTTAAATACATCTCCAGCTTTTGGTTCTATATTCGGGGAGTAAGCGGCGTAAAACGAACTAATATGCATATATGCCATGCACATTTCGTCGCTCATGTAACCAAATTTACTCAACACTAGTGCGTTTTCAGATAATTTTATTGCCATTACAACTATTTTTGGGTCTTCGAATCTGGACGTGGGTTGCTCTCCATAAACATTATCTGCGGATAAAAGATTATAAGTATTTCTGTAATATTGAACAGTTTGACCGTAAAGGTCTAGCTGTTCTCGCCAATAATTGCTATAAAGCTGTCTTTCACACTCATTATTCTCCTTTTCCGTGAATCGCAATGTACTTGTTGTGTATTTTAAAGGGTATTTTCTTATACAATTGATACCGGTGTATTTATCTACGCTCATTTTTGTAGTATATACCCGTTTAATGTTGGTTCGAATTTTAAAGTTATACCTGTATTACCAAGCATTTTTGGCGTTTGTGGATTTACTCTTGTTACACCATACTGTTTACAGACTTTTTCTAGCTCGTCTTGTGATAGAACTTTTCTACCAGAATTAGATATTTTTAAATCTTGTAGTACCTGTAATGATTTTGGATCTACTTTATGCATGTCTGGTACAGTCTGAACATGCTTTCTAAACCCAGGATCTTTAATTATTTTACGGTGTCTTTGTGTTGGCTTTAAAAAATCTGACCCTACAAATACAGCTGGTAATCCTGTATTCCAAGTTGCTGCCTCTTGCAATAATATTTTATTAAAGATTTTTTCAAAAAGACTCACTCATTATTTATAAAAAAAAAGCCGTCATTAATGACGGCTTTTCTACATTTATGTAAGGTTCTTTATTTAAAGAAGTCTCCGGCTTTATAGCCAGGGGCATTAACCTTATTGTTCTTATTTGTTAAGGTATGACCCTTGCTATCAGGAAGAGCTGTGAGCTTACCATCATTTACAGCCTTGATATCGCCAGATGCTTTTCCGCCTTTAGCATGCCCGAGTTTGCCAGCAACCTTGTTATTCTTACCTTGTAAGGATTGACCTTTGCTATCAGGAAGCTCTTCTAGTTCTGTGGCTTCGCCAGCTACTTCTTCTTGATCTTCGTCTTCTTTCTTATCTTCCTTTTTGGCCTTGCTCTGTTCGTCTTCAGCAGCAGCGGGGGCTTGTTCGTCTTCAGGCTTTTCTTCTGTGTCACCGCCGAGATCTTCTTCACCGCCGTGATCCTCTTCAGTGTCTAAAATGTCATGGAGCAAATCATGCAACTTTTGAGCAACATCACGAGGTAAAGTAACTGTGACATCTTCACTTTCGCCGCCAACGTCACTGGCTTTATCTAAGGTGTCGCCTTCGGGACCAGCTTGAATGCCAAGATCTAAAGCGTCATCTTTCATTACATCTTCATAAAGTTTATCAAATATCGATTTGCTCATATTATTATTTATGTTCGCTGGTTCTTTTTTCTCGAGAGCTGTGGAAAATTTTTGTGGCTCAAAATGATTATCTTTTTTTGCTGTTTTTGGATCAACTATATCTTTACTAAATCCTTCTGCGGCCTCTGGGCCTGTATTCTTCAATGCGAAGGCTTTCTTATCTGAACCTTTAGCAACAATTTTTTTTGTATCAATTTTTTTATCTTTTGCCTGAGGAAACGTTGGAAGTGTATTTGTTTTTTTCTCCTCTATCACTTTATTTTGTTGTTGTTTTTCAGCCAACATAGATTCATAGACTAAACCTATATCTTTAATACTCTTTATTCTAGTCATAATGTATATATAGTATTTATGGTTTAATGATAAATAATTTATATGGCAGACAAAGAAAAATATTATCTCGGAAATGATAAGTTGCCAACTACAGAGACAAAGTTTGAATATACATCTGAGATGATTAATGAAATCAAAAAATGCAAAAAAAATTTATTACATTTTGCAGAGAATTACTTCTTTATTATTAATTTAGATAGAGGTAAAGAAAAAATTAAACTCTATTCTTGTCAGAAAAGAGTATTAAGAAATTTAAGAGATAATAGATTTGTTATATTATTATCATCTAGACAAAGCGGTAAAACAACTCAAATGACAATATATTGCCTGTGGAATGCATGCTTTAATGATGATCAAAGAATCCTTATTGTTGCAAACAAAGAGCAAACAGCAAAAAATATTTTTAAACGAATAAGACTAGCATACGAAATGTTACCTAATTTTTTGAAGCCCGGGGTTGTAGAATATGGGCAAACTAGCATGACTCTTACAAATGGTAGTAGCATTGGTATTAGTACAACGAGTAGTGATGCAGGCCGTGGTGATAGCTGTAATTGTTTGGTATTAGATGAGCTTGCATTTATTGATAATCATATTGTGGATAAATTTTGGGAATCTGTTTATCCCATTATTAGTAGTTCTAAAAAAAGTAAAATTTTTATTGCTAGTACCCCTAATGGTACAGATAATTTATTTTATAGACTATACAAAGGCGCTGAGGAGGGTGATAATAATTGGAAGGCAGAAAGAATAGATTGGTGGGAAATTCCTGGTAGAGACGAGAAGTGGAAAGACGATACTATAAAAACTTTAGGTAGTGTTGAAACGTTCTCTCAGGAGTTTGGAAATGAATTTTTACATGGCGGAGAAAGTAGTATTAATGAGGCACTATACAACGCATCTCTCCGTGATTGTAGGGAACCAGATTATATTTTTGACGAGGGGAAATATTTGATGTGGGAGGAGCCTCACGAAGAAAGAATTTATACGGTAGGTGTTGATGTTAGTGAGGGTGTAAACGAATGTGCAAGTGTTGTTCAGGTTCTAGATATTACTGACCTAACAAGTATTGAGCAGGTAGCCGTATATCATACTCGTAATACCCCGCCTTATCAATTTACTGCAAAATTATTAGAAATATTAAATCAATGGGGTCGGCCACCAGTAAGTATAGAAAGAAATAGCTGTGGTGCACAGGTAGTTGAGCAATTAAAATTTACACATGGTTATGAAAACATAGTTTCCTGGGGGGCAAAGGCAGGAGATAAAACTGAATTTAAACGTGTTGGAATTTTATCACACACTAATACCAAGTATAGAGGAATAACAAATATGAGGTATTGGGTAAATGAACTTAAGGCAATTAAGTTTAGAGACCTTAACACTTTAAAAGAATTTAAAACATTTATAAGATATCCAAACAATACATGGGGTGCGCGATCAGGAACAGACAGTTGGGATGATAGAGTGATGGCGTTGGTTTGGGCTTTAATAATTTTAGAAAATGAAATTTGTAATAGATATTTTGATATTGTTAAGTTAGATGATTGTGATAGACCACAAATTATAAAATTTCTTGATTATGGTGTAAAAGGTGTAATTAGTCCTCTCAGTATATATCTTAACGAAAAAGATGTTGATGCAAATTCCGCTCTTCCTACATTGTTTGATGAAAAATCTTCTTTCACAGCTGATGACCCTGATCTTAATGAGCTAAAAAAACAAGGCTGGTACCTGCCAGGCGAATCATTTTTTGATAAATAAAACATATATTTTATATGCCAACACCACCAAACAAACTTCCAATATTTCAGAGTCCTCTGAATAAACAGAGAAAAGATAAATTTATTTGTGTATTAACGATACCGAGAATTCTTAGAAATGATATACAAGAAATAGCTAGAAGAAATTCTTCGGTCAATTTTGATGCATTGCAATTTAGTATTTTCGGGGCAGTGGCCCCGCCTATAGAAATACCGCCTATACAAGTACCGTATGCTGGCCAAACTCTAAAAGTAACATCTTATGCAAGGCCATCTTTTCCAACATTAAAGGTTGATTTTACTGTTGATAATTATTTTAACAACTACTGGGTTATATACAAATGGTTAGAAGTTTTTAACGACCCAACTATAGGTATTTTTAGTCCTGCAGATAAAGATATAGACTCACGTGCAACCGAGTACATGACAAACATAACAATATACGGACTTGATGAGTATAACAACAAGACAATACAATTTGACTATATTAGAGCATTTCCAATATCTTTGCAAGGAATTGAATATACTGATAGAGATAGCTCTGAGATGGAATGTAGCTTTAATTTTGCCTATCATCAATTAAAAGCAACATTACTTCCATTAAATTAATTTTTACAAATATTTTATTTTTTAAAAAAATCAGACTTTGGCGCTATAAATATTAACGTATATGGCAAGAACAATTCAAAGCCCAGGCGTGGAATTACGCGAAGTTGACTTAACATTAAGACCAGTAATTACCCAAGGTACTAGTGTATTTATAGCCGGGTTTGCAAATCAAGGACCTATTGATGAGATTCTACAACCTACATCAATTAGTGAATTTGAGCAAATATATGGTATTCCTACAAATGCTGCGGAAAGATATTTTTACCATACTGTTAAAGCTACACTTCAGGGGCCTTCGCAACTTAAGGTGACTAGACTGCCATATGGTGAAGGTAAGGGTGAAGGTTTTAACTCTTGGAGATATAGCGCACTACTGTATCCTGTGCATCCTTATGAGAGCAATATGGACGCACTTACGTCTTCAGCTGTTAATCAGCTTAGTTCTGCCAATGCATTTTATTTTTCCAAACCTACACATGTTGAACTAACACTACAGCAATACGAAGCTCTAGTAAACAATGAAGTTAATTGGTCAAGTCATGTTCCTTTTAACATTTTTGATAATTCTACTAATATCCAATCTGATTGGAATGATTACAATGCAGGTACAGATGATTTTAACTTCTTTTCTTCTAAAATAAATTTAGGATTAATAATATTAAATAAATCTCAAGTTGCAAATAATAATAAATTTGAAGGTTATTATGTTGCGCTAACAGATAATGCTAACGTTAATCCAGCTACTCCCTTTGATAGTATTAATGCAGTGGACGGTATTAATAAACCTCTAGCTGTTATTAATGAATATGCAAAAGTTCCAGAGACAAGGCTTAATTTTGCTCTTACAGCCACGAAATTTGGTGATGGTACAAGTATTAGTGAGATCATGGAAAATGCTGCAACCTTTGATATATCTACACCTAGTTTTAATGATACATTAACGCTTGGCGTTTTTAAGCTAAGGCAAAGCGTATTTTCGCCTGACGTAATTTCACTTGATTATGTTTTAGTTGAAAAATTTGTCGGATCATTAGATTATCATAGACAAATAGCTTCTCAAAACGGGGGTGCCGCGACGCCGTTCTTTATTGAAGCTGTAACAGAGAAATCACCTAATGTCAAGGTACTCGTTAACCCTTATATTTCACGTAGATTTGGTAATACATGGGTAAACCCAGCTGGCGGTACAGATTTAAGGATTAGAGCTGCATCCAAGTCTAATTTTACGCCTTTAAATATCGCAGGAGCAGTTGACACGTCAAGAACGTTTTTTACGAGAATAGGAGTAACTTCAGCAGCTCAAAACCCTAATACAGCTTTAGTTACACCCTTGAAAGATGTTATTCTTAGAAAAGAAGACCCCACATGCCTTACGCCTCTTGGTATCTATACAGATACGATTACCTCTAATACAAATATAGGTAGCTTACCACAAAAATTAGAGCGTGCTTTTGAGTTAGTAGAAAATATTGATCTATATCCAGTATCATTAATACCTGAAGCCGGTTTAGGTAGTATTTATGTTAGTGTAGCCGAGGAAGCACATCGTGCAAGTAAAGCTTTATCAGCATGCGGATCATACAATGATGCGGGGTATATTCCGACCTTGAGCAGTTTCTATACTACGAATACTGAGTTATTAAACGATGAAGGACTGAGAATACGCGGTAATTACAATGCCGTGGCAAGTATATTTGTAAATGCCGCACAAAATCAAAGAAGAGATTGTATTGTTATCTTAGATCCATTACGTCAAATATTTGTTCAAGGTGATAGTAATAAGACTATTAACACGAAAAAGCTATACGGGCCTAACGCTGGTGCAGAATCTAATCCATATTCAAGTGGTTACAGTCCAACTAATTTCAGTCAACACATTTATTGGCCTTTAAGACATCAATTTAGTCTTATTGATTCGAGCTATGCTTGTACGTATGGAACGGTTGCTCAGGTTATAGATCCTTCTACTAATAGACAAGTATGGGTTCCATTCTCTGGTTTTGCAGCTGGTACTATGGCGAACACAGATGCAAACTTCCAACCATGGTTTGCCCCCGCTGGCTTTACTCGTGGCGTACTTTTAGGGGTAAACGATCTCGGTATATATCCAAAGCAAAAGCAGCGTGATCAACTCTATAAGATTGGCTTGAACCCTGTACCATTTTTCCCTGTAGAAGGTTTTGTTATCTTCGGTCAAAAAACCCTTCTTAAGAAACCTAGCGCATTTGATCGTATTAATGTACGTAGATTGTTCTTAAACCTCGAAGCTGCGACCCGTGATACAGTAAAGTTTTTCGTATTTGAGCCCAACACATTATTTACAAGAACGCAAGTTGTAAATGTTCTCACACCTATCTTTGAAAATGCTAAAAATACTGAAGGATTATATGATTATCTAATTATATGCGATGAGCGTAACAATACGCCTGATATTATTGATCAAAACGAGTTAAAGGTTGATATATATCTAAAGCCAGTGCGATCCTCTGAATTTATCTTAGTAAGCTTCTATGCAACACGTACTGGTCAAAATTTCCAGGAGTTGGTAGCGTAACATATGGAAAGGAATAAATAAATTTATGGCAGATGTAAAACAATTAATTGCTGATTTCTACAGAGTAGCTTCAGCTAGAGACTTTCAGCGCGATATTCAATTTCGGGTGTTAAGTATAACACCAGGCGGTACCACGACAACATTTGATGAAAATGATCTAGTTTATGCTAAGGCAGCAACTCTTCCCTCTCGCGCAATAACAAATGCGCAAGTCAAGTATATGGGGTTAAACTTTAATTTACCTGGTACTGCTACTTATCCAAATAGCGAAGCGTACACATTAACCTTTTACAATGATGCAAGAAATAATCTTCGTCAAAAATTTGAAGATTGGTCCCGTGATACATTTAATGATACAAGCAGTACAGGTAATTATTTTCCGCCAACTCAAGCTAGTACAATTGATTTAGTTCAGCTAGACACGCAAATGAAAAGAGTTGCTCAATATCAACTTGTAGGTGTCAGTATTCGTTCAGTAGGTGATATAGCATATAGCATTGGCGAGGGTACCGGTCAAATAGTAGATTTTGATGTTACTATGGCTTATCACTATTTTATACGCAAGCAACTAACATAATCAATCTTAGTTAAAGGCCATAAATATTTGAATGGCTCTGTCAAATCCGTTAATTGAAGCCTTTCAAGGCTTATTAAGTAATGCCGTTGGGGTAGGTAGAGGTACAAATCCACTAAGTCAACCACAAATAACAAGTCTACTTGGGTTCAATATACCGGGTGTACCTCTAATTAGTACAAGAGATTACTTTCTTCTTCAATTACAGAGTTGGCTAACATCAATACCGCTACAAACACAGTGGATTGCTGTAATAGATAGTTTTCCTTACGCGCTAAGAACTGAATTATTACAATCTTTGGAACGAACCGATGGTAGTAAAAAAGGATATGATATAGACCGGGCCAGGTCACTATTAACCAGTTACCCGTTTCAAAAAGTTATTGGCTGTGTTTTTGCTCAAGGGGCTCAAATTCCAGGTGAAACCTTAGGTATAAGAGATGTTTCTGTAGATAATAATCGTGGATTTATACCCGGTATTATTTCGGAAAATCGAATCGGGTATGCTGGAAACCCATTAAGATTAGATTTTTTAGAAACTAATACAAGCATTGTTGATTTTGTATTTAGACCTTGGGTAATGCTCGCTAGTCATTATGGCATGGTTGCAAGACCCGGAGATATGCCTGGTACAAAAGACTTTTTCAATGTTAAGTCAAATATAACATTACTTTGCTACACAAAAAGCTATCAAAATATAAGTCAAATACCTAGAAAAATTTTTACTTTTTACAATGTAGTACCTACTTTAATAAACAATTTTAGTTTAAACTATGAAGGGGAACCAATCGATGCTGCAGCATACAGTGTGAACTTTACGTATACTAATTATACAGTTCAAAATAGTCTTTATTTTCCATTAGCAGATATTATTCAAACCGTAACAAACGCGGTAAATGGTAATTACAGTCCTGTAATTTCCCCTTTACAAGACTCGTCAAACTTTCCTGTAAACGCAGCTGGTTTTTTCTAATTTTTTAGTTAATTATTTTTTATGGATTTTTATTTAAATTGTTGGGTACCTTCGTTGAGTGGGTTTTACAAGGTTCGTGAATTAAAAAACTGTCAATTACTAGCTTTGTCAAAATATATTTTAAATGAAGATCACCCAGGTACTTCAGACTGCTTTGAGAAGATTATAAATGAAAATGTTGTTGATAATGATCTACAACTTACCCGCTTCGATAAATGGTTTGTTTTGTGTTTTTTAAGAGCTGCCAACATTTCACACATTATTAATCTTCAAACAACTAACAAAGAAAATATACCGTGTAACATAGAGTTATCTCTATTTGATATCCTAAGTAGGCTGTCCGAAAGTATATCAATTCCAGTTTTAAATATAAATTTAGAAAAATTTAATTTTGAGTTAACCCCAGCAAATTATCTTTATAGTAAAGATAATATTCTTAATGCTACAAGTAAAATAATATTCAACAAAACAAACACGATTAATTTAAAGGAAGCAGAACTGATTTATAGAAAATTTACTAATATTAATTTATATATCTCGCAAAAAGTATTAGCCTATGATAGCGGTTCATCACATTTTATTATTAACAACACAAACCCTTCTTTAAATTTAAAAAGCTTGCCGGTTAGGCTTTTTGACAATAGTTTGTATTTTTTTGTAAGATCAATCTATCACCCTTATTGTAAAGATCTATATCAGAAGTTTTTTTATCTTATGAAATATAATGGATTTAGCTTTAATGAGGTTAGTAATTTAACCCCTATAGAAAGTGAGATATTTTTAAACTTGTACAAACAAGACGAAAATAATAAAACCCAATCAGAGAGTATTAATATTCAATAAAATATTGGATCAATAAATATTATATGGAAAATAGTAGTTTATCGAATGTTAGTGAAGAGCTAGATACTGTTTTGTTAGAGGAAGTTAATAATGATTTAGTCAAGGCTGATGAAGTTGCGCAGAGGCTTTCAGACATTACCCTGCCTGAAGAAATAAAAGAAAATATAGCCGATTTAACACCGCAGATTACGACAGAAGAGAAAGAAGAGAAACCTTTACTTACCAGGGAGCAAAACCAGTCTGTATTAGATAGCCCTAATCAGCAGCAACCACCACAAACCATTACAAATAGCTTTGATAAAATGCCTCCTCTTACTACCACTGTTTTACCTCAAGAGAAAGCTGTTAAAATACCTTCACAGCAATCTTTACAAATACCAGAAGTCCCTATTAACATTAAAGAAAATAATAACAAGTCATTTGATCAAATATCAACAGCAATAAAAAATCCAGCTTCAAGCACCGCTCCTATTAATGATAAAATAAGTGAGAAAATACAATTTAAAGAGCAACAACCTTATGATTTTAAAGCATTAGAAGAAAAACTCGATGCAATTGGTAAGAATCTTTCACCGACACCGTTACCTGATAATCCAACAACTCAAAATTTAACAGCAATAACTACAACTTCAACTAAACAAGAAAATAAATCACCACAAATACAACAAGATATAGTTGCTACAAAATCGACAAAAGAACAAACAATACAATCAAATCCTAAGCAGCAATTAGTTCAATCTGCAAAACCCGTAGTAGACAATGTACAATTAAAAGATAGCGATTCAACAGCAGCAAACAAAGAACCACAAAAAAATAATAAACCTGATATTTCTCTTAAGGCAATTCCTACTCAGTCAATCACAGAAAACAATATGACTGTTGTTAAAGAATCGAGCTCGGAAAAATTCTCCATAACAAATAATAATGTTAATAGTACGACTAAAGAAGATCAGACCCCAAAAACTGTAGTACAGGTACAACAGAAACAAATACCAGTAATGCCAGATGTCACAGATTTAGATAAAAAATTAAAAAAAGAAGTTGCGCACCTGCCTGACCCTCCTGCAGTATTTTCTGCTGATGATTTAAAAGTAAATACTACCACAGTATTAAAGCCATTTAATGAGGCACAGCATGTTGATACAGATAAACAACAGTTTGATAGGAACGGTAATTTATTATCCTCAACTACAGTCACTGATGTAACGAACAACACACAAAATGTAAAAAATACTACTATTAATGAAAAAAATAAAGACTTACCCAGTTGGGCTACAGGCCCTATTAAAAAATCCAACGATTTTAAATCTAAGACAGTTGCAGCTCAACAAGAACAACCTACAGCTAAAAGGCAACCTACACCTACAGATATAACATCAAAATCTTTTAGAACAATTTTTAATACAATAAATAATTTACCCCCAGAATTTGATGCGTTTAATTTAAAATCATCAATAGAACGCGGTATCAGGGAAGTTGTTATACCTACCGATGAATCAAAAGGAATAAACGAATTGCTTAATACTTTTCCGTCTGGTAAAAAAACTATTAACCCTTCACAACAAGAGCCCTCAGCATTGAAGCCGCCTAGGCTTTCGTTTAGCAGCCCGTATCAACCTTATAGCATCACAAGTATGAAATCTCAACCCAATATAGGTAATCTTGGTGCCAGTGAAAAAGCTCTTGTGAAAGTAAATAAAAATTTAGATGTACTATCTACAAAAATACAGCAAACATATCAGTTACTGTCTACATCGATGCAAGCTCTCAACAATACAGCAACAGAAATTTTAAGAACTATGCCAAATTTGGCAGTTAGTACAGGTCAAGATTTGCAGCAGGGTAGTTTTAGACGTAAAAGTTCTTTTACTCCCACAGAGAGTAGGAGCTTAATTGGAACCTATCGTAATAATCTTAATTTGACTCCCAGGGGCTATGTAAATAATACTACATTACCAGGTGCTGGTATTTCATAATATGAGCTTATATACTTTTCAGACCGTAGATCCAACAGCGTCATTAATGTATGGTGCTCCTAGACTAATACCTGCTGGTATAATTTCTGGCCCAGGTGCAAATAATATAGCTATGGATAGTCCAAGTTTTGGAATGATTGATGTGATTAATAAATTTCAATGGACAACATCACCCCCTTCATCGCGCCAAAGAGTACCTGCAATTCTTTTGAAAGAAAAAAGATTAAAAAATAATGCTCTTTATGCACAGGTTGCCTATTATGGTTTAGCGTTAGGTCAATCCATTGGTGGTGGCTTAGGTGGACTAACCGCTTTACCAGAACCTATTCGTACTATAGCGCAATCCGTTGTCGGAGGATTTACAGCTACAAAAATTTTCGAGGTAGGTAGAGCCATAGCTAACGCAGTAGGGTTAGGTAGTAGCGGTGGCGGGGTAATAAGTAATTTATTTCAGAGTGCGGTGGCTTTAGGTGGTGCAATTTACGGCGGTACACGCACAGAAGAAGAAATAAGAGCAGGGTTTAATACACTAGCAAGCTTGGGTCAAATTGCAGGTAGAGATTTACCAAGTCAGTTTAATATAGAGGCTTTAAATAGTAGAGTATTAGCACCTTACGAAGGTCTTTATATTACCGAAGATACAAAATTTGTTTATAATTTTCCTTATTTTAGCGATGAACAAAACTACATTAGTAATATGTTTGGTGATTATGACGATGTTTTTGGTCTTGGAGGATTAGACCCACTTGGTGCTGCTAGCCTGGCATCTAGTACTAGAGATGCGTCTATGTTTGTATCGGGTATAGTTAATTTTGATGCCCCAGGTATATACATCGAAAAACCCAAATTTTTTAATTTTAAAGAGCAAGGAGAACAGTTACGGTTTAGATTTCCTTTAATTAATACTGGATGGTCTACCTTCGAGGATGTAAAACGAAATTGGCAGCTTATGTATCTGATAGCTTATCAAAATAGACCAAATAGGAGAACTAGAAATTTAATTGACCCCGCAGTTTTATATGAAATAACAATACCAGGTGTTAGATATTATCCTTTTTCTTACATAAGTGAACTCGCTATAAATTTTGTAGGTGCTAGAAGACGCATGGAACTTAATGTACCTGTAGTAGGTGGAAGCAGAACAATTACTACGATTGTACCGGATGCTTATATTATAGACATTACATTAACTACATTAGTTTCCGAATCGCAAAATTTTCTTTATGCTCTTTTGCACGATAAACAAGAAATTATTACTACTTCAACAACTAGATCTCCATTTGATATTTTAGCTAATGAAGGGGTGAATGCACTCACTAATGCTTATCTTCAGAATTTAAATCCAACAACTCAAACTGGCGCTAATGCAGGATTATCTGAAATTAATAATCTAGTTGATAAAATATATAGAAATGCTGCTGGTGGAAGCCAAATAAACAACGGGAGCACAAGATGATTTCATTAAGCGGGCTAGGCGAATTTAGAGGAAATATAAAAGTCTTAAACACTCTTCCTAATGTAAGTTATGAAAATATTTTTAGAACCTATTTTACTGAAAACACAGATTCAACGAACTTTTTTTATTATAATTTGGTGAACAGCGTGTATTTTCCGGAGAACATACCCCCATCTATCTATTATACAATTACTTTAAATAAGCGACTGCCATGGACAGCTATTAGTTATAATGAATATAGAACCATAGATCTATGGTGGTTGATAGTGCTTGCAAATAAAATTTTTAATCCTGTATATTATCCTAATCCCGGTTCAACGTTGAAAATTATTAAACCAGAATATGTAAAAATTATCTTAAGCGATATAATGTCCCAAATAAAACAGTAATGAACCCTATCATACAAAATTTATCTTTTTCGCCTCAAGGTGAGCAGGTGTCCATAGGTGATAATATATATAATTTTCATATTCAGCTTATGAATGCCGATGGTCAGAGTATTGGTATAAAATACACTAATGTTGTCGAGCTTAATATTACCGATGAGCTTGTAGATTTTGCGACTAAAGGACACATTATAATTAATAATGAATTAGATGCAATTGAGAGCGTGCAGAGTGTTTCCACCGATGTTAGAGGATTAGCACAACAAGCTTTCATCCCATATGTTTTTCGTGGCGATGGGAGGGATTTTTTATTAATTTCAATTGAACCTGGTACATCAATTGATTCTGAAGATATGTTTAATACAACTAAAGGTGTCTCAATGACATATGTATTTTCTATTATAGATACTCAGGATATTATTACTGAACAAAGGGATGTTAAGTTAAAAAAATTAACGTTTTGTGATTATACTGTACAAATTTTAAATGAAAAAAATTCTTATTTTTCGACTAGTGACATTAATAATGCAGGAAGAAGTAATCTCGAAAGAAGTGCTTACACCGGCGATGCTATTATGGGATTATTAGCTACAACTATTTATAAGGATACTAACATTATACAAAAATTTAGTACAACTTGGGATCGTGGCAGTGAAAAGATATTTTACAGCAGCCCAGCAAACTATAAAGCTATTGACGATCTGTACTATTTACTAGACTATCACGTTAGCTCTAACGATACTGATCACAGTCCAGCAATACTAAGAAAAGATCGTAAAGATGTGTGGACACTTACTCCGCTTTCACGAATTTTCAAGGAGGCTTATTACAGAGGCAATTCGACACTAGGGGATACAGGTGGTAGTAGATTAATAGAGAATTTTATTTTAAATAAACCCAATTCGGGTGATTATAATGTATTTAATACAATAAGTCGAACCCCGAACACTTCTTTCTTTGCAAATAATTTACCTGATTACAGCTATATTGAAAATTTTGAAAGTGCTGGTATTGCCGCAATTGATAATACCCATGGGGTAATTACTATTGCTGTACATAATTATGACATTGCCAAAAAACAATTTTCTATAGATCTAGAAGAAAACAATATAAATAAAGTTTTTAAAAAATACAAAAAAAACTTTGTTCAAACACAAAGAGGTGGACTCGGGGCCCCTGGTCAAAATATATTTTTGAATAAAACCAAAACCGAAAACAAATCTGTAAAAAAAGTTTTTAATCCAAACACAACTCAAATAACAAGACTTAATTCTGGTCAAAATAAAATTTTGTTAAATACGGTTTTAAACAACGCAGCTATAGGTTTTAAGGCTAGAGGAAGTGTTTTTAGAGAAGCGGGCAAATTTTTTACTATACAAAGACAAGATTTTGCAAGTGATTCTGCTTTTGATAATAAATTGCTAGGAACTTATCTTATTACAAAAGTTGAGCACGTGTTTGAGAACGGTGAATATAGTAATTATATTGTTGGTGTAAAAACATATGTTGCAGATAAATTTAATAATTCGGATGAAGTGATATGAAGATCACTACTGATCCACAATTAACGAATATAAATCTTTTCTATAAAAAAGATTTTTATGAAAATGCTTCAAATTATATGGAAGCAATAAAAAGCTATTCAACAGAATTAGAAATTGCTATAAATTATCTTAAATCTAAAGTAGCTAATGATCCTATAACTTCTGAGAGTAATGTATTTATAGACTTAGATAAGCAAATGAAGTCTATGTCTGCACAATTTGCCGCTTTTTGGATACAAAAATACAATATAGCACATCAAAAAATTAAAAACGAGGTTAATACAAAAATTGGAACAGGTACATTCTACAGACCGTTTAGTGATAGTATAGGTATTCTCGGTAGACAGGAAACACTATACGATGAAACGGTTTTATCCGTCGCTAATAATTCTTTTCCCGTGAGATATGGTGCATCGTTAACGAACAAAATACATCCACAGCGTCAACTTCTTTACGCAGAAAGCAGTGATAAGTTAAATAAAATCTTTAATTCGAATTTAAAAAATATTCAAGAAAAAGGTGCTAGTTCTAATAGTGCACATGGAGAGAACTTAATACCTGACAGTATACACCTTACAAGAATGCAATCTGTAATTGCCTCTCTAAATCAACGTATTAGAGATGAGTTTAAAGAGCTTTATAACGTAATAAGACTCTATTGTGAATATAATGCTCAGAGCTCCGCTCAAAACATACAATTTGTACCAAATTATAACATTACTGTAAAGGTAGAAGGCACCCCTATAAATCAGGATATCCTATTTAATCAATTGCAGGATATTAAAAAGGATATTACTACGAAGATAGTGCTGGGTGTAACGTAATATTGACCGCTTCAGCTTGAGCCTCTATAATTTTAGCTTCATCCATAATACGCTTAAAAACTTCATCCCGGCTAAGCAACAACCTCTCTCTTCTATCATCATCTTTTAGCATTTTTCTAGATTCGATCTCCATAGCTTTTATCTCTTTAGATGTATCACCTCTAATCTGTGTGATATGTATATCTTTTATGACAGATAGTGCACTTGCAACAGCTTTCAACGCTTCTGATAAAGCTTCTACTTCCCTACTTTCCGGGTTGTTCATTACATAATCTTTTACTCCCTCGACAATGTCTAAGCCTTGTGTAACTAATTTGCCTGTGCTATTGAGAACAAATGCTTCTAGTTTTTCTTTTGGTAATTCAAAATCACTCATTAGCTCTTTATTTGCTTTTGTGGTTATTTTTAATTGATCTATAAGATCATTTACACTAAATTCTTTTTCGTCTTCCATATTATATTTATCCCTTGAAAATAATATACAATGTATTATCATAGATGTATGAGTATTGTATCCGCTTATGTCCCTTGTATGAAATTTGAAAAGACGCATCCGGATGCCCAATTACCTAAGAAAAACTTTGATAGTGATTCTGGTTGGGATTTAGTTGCTGTCGAACCGACTGCAATTCCACCACATGGAAGAGCCGTGGTACAGGTAGGTTTAAAATTAGCGTATTTGGAACCAGGGTACTGGCTGAGTGTTGAATCGAGATCAGGGCTAAGCTTTAAGCAGGGAATACTTGCTCATCCAGGGATAATTGATCAAAACTATAGAGGAGATTTAGGGGTATTATTATATAATCATAGCGATGTACAATATACAGTACAAAAAGGTGATAGAATTGCACAGCTAGTTCTCCATTATAATATTCAAATGCAAACAGATTGGGGCACCGTACAGCAAACGGATAGAGGTGAAAAAGGGTTTGGAAGTAGCGGGAAATGATTGACGTCAATAGAGTATGGACGGAGAAATACCGCCCTACAACCTTAGAGGATATTATATTATCAGAAAAAAATAAAATTTTGCTTAAATCGTTCGTAAAAAATGACGAGATACCTAATTTGCTGTTCTGTGGTCATGCTGGTATTGGTAAAACTACTTCTGCAAAAGTATTAATTAAATTACTGGAGGCTGAATTTATATATCAGAATTGCTCTGAGGTAGGTATTGATACAGTTAGAAATGATATAACTGGCTTTAGCAGAACAAAAAGTTTTAATGGCAAGAAGAAAATAGTTTTGCTCGATGAAATTGATGGAATAGCATCTGTGGATGCTCAGCGCTCTCTACGCAATGTATTAGAGGAGTATGCAGGACATTGTAGGTTTATTCTTACTTGTAATTACAAGCACAGAGTAATAGTACCTTTACAAAGTAGATGTCAGTCTATAGACTTAGATCCTAACATAACTGATGTTGCGAGAAGGTGTTTATCAATTTTAAAGCAAGAGTCTGTTAATATTGATGAAAATAATAAAAAAGGGTTAGTAGGGTTAATTAGAAAATATTTTCCAGATATACGTAAATGTATTAACGAGATGCAGAAATATAGCGTAAACGGGGTTCTATCTATACCCGAACTTACCGTTAATAACGAATTTGTTATTAAAATCATTAATTTAGTTACAGCAAAAAAGATTTTACAGAGCAGAAAATTAATTATAGAAAACGAGAGTATTTTTAATGGAGATTATCCATTATTAATGAAAGAAGTATTTGATGAGGTATGCCGAGGTAATTACGGGCTAAAGGAGACACAAAAACGTTTATGGTTAGTTACTATAGGTGAATATATATACAGGTCTACACTTGTGCTAGATCAAGAGATTAACTTTTATTGTTTATTATTAGCTTTATCCGAGATTACTGGGTAGGTAGATAGCGCGCGGTAGATTTGCTTACTTCAGGTGAACGTTCACCTACAGCCGGGGAACTAGGTATTTGTACATTCACATTGTTAAGTCTTCTATCGCCTTCACTATCTTTTTTATTACCCAAATCACTAGTTAATGTCTGTCGGTGCGGTAAAACCGTTGTGTTTACCGCTTTATCTAGATTCTCAAGTTTTGGATCAATATTACTATTGTTATGTCTTTTTAAACTATCTGGGACTGGTGCTAAATTAGGATATGTATGTATTGGTTCTAATATTCTCGCGGGTACTGTAATAAATTCACGGTAAAGTCCAGGGGCAATCTCTTGTACAAGATCTATTAAGAATGATTCAGCTTCATTTTGTATATCACCTGAATGAATGGTTGGTCTTACCGCTTTTATAGCACTAACTCTTAAGTTTAAACCACCATCCGCAAAAGATTTAGCCTTTGCAACATAATTCGGACTTTGATCTTTAAAGAAATCATCACGAAAAGCGGTTTCTGTAAATTTGACCAAATCACCTGTTAAAAACCCACCTCTAGTAAATCTTTGTATAGCAGATTCATAGAGTTTGACAAATTTACTCATACATATTATTTATACTTCAAGCATTACAAATAAATACTTTTGTAACAAATATTACCTAATAAATAAATTATGGCTGCTATAGTTTTAAACTCCTTATCCGTTCCATTATCAGGTGCTCTGTACAAGGATTTATTACTAGATTTGAAAATAGGATATACACAAAATCTAGAATTAGAGAAACGTAGAGAAATTAAGGATTTACGGCGCTCTGATGATATAGGAGCAATAAAAAACAGTTTATTTAATTTATTTACTACTATGCCTGGACAAAAAATATTAAACCCTATTTATGGTTTAAATCTCATGCAATATTTGTTTGTACCAGTATCACCTTCGCAAGCTCAAATAATAGGAGAATCTATTTTTTCCGGGATAAGAAAATTTGAACCAAGAGTACAGGTCCGTAACATTAATGTCGAAGCCAATATTAATGAAAACGAATATAAAATTTCTTTATTGCTAGATGTGCCTTCTCTTAACATACAAGGTGTTACTATAAACAGTTCATTAAACGATTCTGGATATTATTTTAACTGATATGACTACCAATATAACAGCAAACCCTTTCAACCTACCAATTAACGCATACGCGGCATTTGATGCTTCTAATCTAAAATCATTAATGATCCAGCGTCTAAATGAAGGAGGCGTTTTTACAGATCAAATTTATGAAGGCAGCAACTTTAATAGTTTGCTAGATGTTATTGCCTACAGTTACAATGTTTTGTTGTTTTATCTTAACAAAACTGCAAGCGAGAGCGTTTTTAGTCAAGCACAATTGTATGAAAATATGAGCCGTATAGTAAAATTACTGAATTACAATCCCTCTGGATACCAGACAAGTATTTTAACATTTGAAGCAGTTGCGCCCTCCACCCTCCCTGCAGGGGTTTACACTATACCAAGATATTCTTATTTTACTGTCAACGGTATTTCTTATACATTTACCGAGGATGCATCCTTTACAAAAGAGACCGATCTTGAGGAGTCGCTGCCAGGATTAGCAAATACATCAGTTTTATTTCAAGGCACAATGATACCGTATCCTGTCTACATAGCTAACGGTGCACCTTACGAAGAGTTTAGTATTGTAAGTAACAGTGATACAGGGGAGCCAGAGATTATAGATCATAGCTCTATTCATGTGTATGTTACCAATGAATTAGGTCGATATGAAAAATGGGACCAGGTAAATAGTTTATATTTGCAAACATCAAATAGCAAGACTTATGAATGCAGAATTAATGAAAATCAAAACTATATAATAAAGTTTGGAAATGATATTAATGGAAAGCAATTATTACCAAATAGTGTAGTAAGTGTATTTTATTTAAAAAGTGACGGGGCAATTGGTCAGATAGGACCCAGGCTTTTAGATGGTAATAAATTATTTCTTTACAATCAATCTTTATTTAATAGAATTTTCAATGATGTAAAAGGCAATGCAACATACTTAACAAGTACCGAGGCAGAATCATTAGTGTTTACAAACCCTACACCGAGCACGGCTTTTAAAGGCTTAGAGACGGTAAACGATATACGGCAAAATGCGCCCAATATATTTAAAACTCAATACAGGCTAGTAACTACAGATGATTTTGAAACTTACATTAAAAATACATTCGGTAATTTTATTAATGATGTTAGCGTACTTAATAATTGGGAATACCTCGCAGAGCACGTGAGATATCTATACAATTTAGGACTAAAGGCACCAAATAATGATAGTAGAGTATTGTTTAACCAGGTAACGTTTGCCGATAGCTGTGATTTTAATAATCTATACATATATATTGTTCCTAAAATACAAAATAATAGTATTAATAGTTCAACGATTCGCAATAATTTTTTAAACACTGGACTTAAAGATAAAATTATTACACAGCTACAAAACCTAAAAATGGCTACTAGCGAGTTAATAATTATGGACCCTGTCTATATAGCAGTGACTTTAGGAGTTGCAAGCACAACTGAAATTAATAATAAACAACTGACCACGACTATTGGAAACGAAACATATTTAACAATAGGTAGATCACCTAATAGTAGATTATCTGAAAATGAAATAAAATCAAAAATAACTAATATATTTAAAGAATACTTTAGTGTTGAAAATTGTAAAATTGGTCAGACTATTAGTATATCGTATCTTGCAGCATCAATACTTAGTATTGATGGTGTAACATCATTAATTACAGAAAGAGAGGTCAACGGTCAACAAATTGTAACAAGCGGGCTTAGCTTGCTGATGTTTAATCCTGTTTATTCGGAAAAAGATGAAGATATTGGCGTGTATACGCAAAATCTTTTATTACCTAATTTTAAAATACCATACCTGTACAATGCTGATGAAATATTCTCTCACATTAAAGTGGTAACACCCGATACACAAGAAAAAAGCTTGAGGGAATATTAAAATGCCTGAGCTGGGTATAAGCATTAGTTCGACTGTTCTCGTGAATAGCACAGTACAAAATTACAAAAGCTATACACTTTCAAATACACCTTTTTATTTTAAACTGCTTTGGTCTGAGAATAGCAGCAATTACAGTCAATATAAAATAATTTGGGATTTTGATGATGGTACGATAATTGTAGGGGCTAGTGCTTCTCATTATTACAAGTTTCCTGGAGAATATCAAGTCAGAGCAACTATCTTTGATAAACAGGGTAATGCGTACCAGTTAACGAATAATCAGAAATTAAGCGTATTTAACGTAATGCCTGACACATTAGTTTTCGATAGATTACCTCCCTCTAGACTTGAAGGGTTATACTTATTGCCTGCCGGTAAAAAAAGTGAACCATTAAAAATTTTTAGATATAATAGCTGGCAGAATGATAGAAAGTTATCTGAGACTGGTTATACAATAAATTTATATGCATCAGGATCAAATAGTACTTATTATTCACCAGAAGAGTATTACAGTGGAAAATATTCTCATTTAAGAAATTTTTTCGGGTTTGTTGAGGACACTGTTTTTGAAAATACATTAAATACAAAAATTATAGATAAAACCACTACTACATCGGTTAGTGTGTTCGCGACACCAATTTTTGATGAGTTTGGTGAAATTACTTTTAAGATAACCACGACTCCTGACAACACAACTGCATTTGCTGGAACCACTGGCAGTTCATTTTCTTCAAACAAAAAAATAATTTACATAGATCAGACACCATCTGGTCCTAAGAAAAACGATTTAATATTTTTATACGCACATTTCGATACAGTAGGATTTGAAGATAAATTTATTAACCGATACAATGCTAATTCATATTTAGCACCTACAGTTTATGGATTTAACAACACTGCTTGGCAGGCCCAGTATTTAAAATCTGTTTTTAATCCTGCTAGTACTATAGCTATAACAAGCAATGGTATAACAACTGAAGGTAATAGTGATTTTATAGGGCCACTCTCTGCACAACAAATTAGCTCTTTTTGTATATATCCTGTAAAATGGACAGACTCTAATATTTCATTTTGCTGTACTTTTAAAGATAGTGATAATTATACTACTAAAAATTATCCACCTATAACTGGTTTTAGATATGATGGTCAATTACCTACAGAATTAAATTCTATTAGTTTGAGTTTAGTTAAAATTAAAACACGTCAACCTGAGCTTAGCAGCATTCAATTAAAAAACACTTCACAAAATTATGATTATGAACGTATTAGCAATGCGACTTTTGTCAAAAATAATACTGTACCGCAATTTAAAGATTCCAGTTATTTTTGTGGTTTGCTAAAGACAGATACCGCAGTGAATAAAGTTGTAATTAGTGCCTGTGCATTAATACAGGATAGTCCTATTTTAAACCTAGGAATTACCTATGGGTATGCAGGTCAGCCCGGGCTCAATAATATTAAACGTTTTAGTAAAAAAATTGCTTTTGATCATAGATATTCAGAAAGCTTGGTGTTTGATATAATAAGAACGGATGTTAGTAATATTCCAACTGAACACAACTCGAGTGTAGGTATATCTGTATTGCCTTTTGCAAATTTTCGTAAAGGACAAAATAGAATTTATGTGACGGATGCTGATAATGATAGATTGCAGATTTATACACCAGAAAGCGATCTAGTAGGTACAATAAATTTTAGATATGCATATGTAAATACGGGGGCAAATACTCTACCCTTGACTGCTAATTTACTTGGAGATTTAGTTGGCTCAACGCCAGCAAGTATTGCTTTAGATAGCACTGGCAGTGCTTGGGTTTCTTTATACGATGCTATTTCTTGTTTTAAGTTTGATTATAATACATTAACTATTACTGCATGTGCGTGTCCTCCTTTTAAAAATGAGCTGCTCGATAGTTCTATGTATTTAGATTTGTACGGGTATACGGGCGAAAACACCTTAACACCAGCAAGTATCGATACAGACGCAGAAGATAATCTAGTAGTTGGGTATAGTCATCCACTCTCAGGATTAATTGTAAAGTATAGTAGTACAGGCAGTTATATAAGCCATAAAATATTACCTAGATTTACATCAATTCAAGAAATATTAATAGACAGACTTAATAACATATATGTATCAGTAAAAAATTTAAAACTAAATAGGACTGATCCACATTTAATTACTGATTATCTATATAAATTTACTTCAGATTTAGAATTAGATAGAAACTTTCCAATCTCTATAAAAAATATTGGTCGCTTAACAATTGATCTAAACCAAAATATATACGCAAATAGTACATCATCTATGTTTGTACGAGTATCGCCAACCGGCATTGTAACCACTATAAATATGACAATATATCCAGTGACTTACATGCAATATATAGGAGGTATTGCATGTGACGAAGAAGGCTTTTTATGGTTATTACACAATCAAACTGGAAAAATATATTTTTATCCAACTGAACCGTTAGTACAATATCCATTATCGGCAATATTTTGTGGTGATTTGCCTGATATAGAAAAATCTATACCGCAAGGAGGTCAAGCTTCATATTCAGTTGTTGGTGATTGGACAGGTGTTAGATGGATAAACAAATACTCAAAAAATAATGTTGTTCCTAGATATATTTCAGGTACAAGCAATCTTTTTACTATTTTGCAAAATAAACCTGTTGTGTATAAAGTTAATGAAGATTTCGATATGAGTAATACACTTAAAAGCTATGTATTGCAAGAATCATTTTCAAATAAACCTGATCTTTTTGATAATTTTGTTGGTCAAATAGTAGGTGATGCAGATAGTCTTCCAACAGATTTGGGTAAAACTATTTATGAAAAAATAGCTAATTTTGTACTTAACAAAAGCGATATAGATGTTTGTGATATAGATAGTTTAAAAAGCATGTTTTTAATGTATGGTAAAACGTTAGAAGATTTTAATATTAATTATCCGTCAAAATTATCTAGAGTTATGAATCTTCTAAGCATAAAGCACAGTAAACTTTTTGGCTCGCCAAATTTATTTAATAGAAATTTTAGCCGCTATGATATAGAAAAAAATCTTGGGCCTGAAATTGATGTACTGAAAGGAACTTTTATACCTGGAGAGCCTATCATTGCATTCGAGAAATTTAGTGAAAAATATAAATTAATATATACAACACTTGTTCCAACAACAGACAGTATTACATGTGTTGAAGGTGTACCTTATCCACTTAGCGGGGTAAATTACAAATGGGGTTGGGGACTAATTACACAAAATAATAGCGACGTTGGTGTAGCAATTGGACAATTTTATAAATTCTATAAATACTTGCCATACATGCCACAAACATCAACAGGAAGCATTATAGATTTTAATAACGAACTCACAACACTTACTAACACTCAAAGCTCATATAACACCTGGACTGCGTACGGTGGCTCAATGGATGTTATTTTGTCACGAGCTTTACATGAAGGATTAAATTTATATGATTAATTCCATTTTAAATAATAATAATTTACATGCAAAAGATAATGAAGAACCGTTTTCCTTTATTGAATGGTTAAAACATAGCACTTCGACTATATCTGATATAAATCAACAATTTACTAATTATAAAAATTATATAATTAGCTGGACTGAGAAAAAATCTTTCGATAAAAAAGACCTAGAAAAAACTTTACAAGCATCTTATGTACAGGTTTTAAGAGAGATAGTCATATCATACAGTACAGAAGAAGAAAGAAGATTTATCAATAATGTAGATTTTAATAATGCTAGTGATGTAGAGATTATATTGCCGTTTTTTATTAATAAACTCAAGCAGATTTGTCTTTTTTATACTACTGCACGGGAAAATATAAAATATACTCCCATTGAATACGCAATGAGAGGTACCAGTGCAGGTATAAAAAAGTTAGTTAAAGATCTAATTTTTACTACAGCGCAGCTTGATATTTCTTTTGATTCGGAACCTTGCTTTTTTCCACCTATATCAGCAATTGCAAAAGATCTTGATGTGTATGTAGAAGAATTATATGATGAAACAGATAATTATTTTAATCAACCTGCTTCTTCAACTTCAACTACACTTCAAAACACTTCATCAACTAATTTAATTTTTAGTAATTTATATATTGATTTAAAGCAAGCATTTATTGATGCAATTAATCAATATCCTTTTTATATTAGTTCATTGAGAAATCTGTTCTCTATTAATCCATCGCTCTGTGGTACTGAATATGGGTATTTAAAAGAAAGAGATTTTATAAATTATTTTAACGATGGAGTTTCTGATAGTTTAAAGTTAAATTTACTTAAAAAATTAGCACCCAAATATTTAGCTAATAATTTTTTTTATTTAAGCACAGGTAACACTAGCACTAATTTAGTTTCTGGTCTATTATTCACTGTAGCTCCTCTAACCGGGGCACCTACTTTAAATTTTTTAAATAGACACGCGCCGACAGTTGCAACTGTGCCAAATTTAAACGATTTATATGCTGATTATGAATTAGGAAGATTTTTTTTACCGCAATATCATGGTATTTTAATACATTCAGTACCCAATAAAAAATATGTTATTGATACAACTAAATTACAAGCAAATAAAATTTATGTATTTCCCGATCCTGACATTATTGGCAATGTTTCATACAATAGTGGTATTGAGCATAACGAACTACCATTGACTTATACTATAGATGTTACGCACACCAAAGTTAGTAGGGGCAATCAATATAAATTTGGCGACATTCTTGCAACATCTTATGATGCATTGTATTATGGATACCAGAGTAGAGAACAAGATCTTAATTTAAATGCAACAGGTGTGTGTCGTGTTCAAGTTAATCTAGATTTTTGGACTGGAGATAAAAAAAATATCTGGAAAAATAGAGATTTATGGCCAGGTATTGATACAGTAGATGAATACCCGTTACTAGCTAGACAAGAAAGCTTGCTTGTTAATAGAGGCACACCGCTGTATTGGGGAAACGATTTGTTTGGAAATGATTATTGTGTAGTTAAAGAAATTGATAATCTTAAAACAACTGATATAGTTTTAGATGAAGGTGTTATACCTGGTTACAATACTGTACCGGAGCAAAATACTTCTAATATAGAAGAAAGTTCTATTTTCGAGAAAAAGTATGATATTTATGGAACTCTATTTGTAAGAGATGCTTTTACTAATATTGTTACGGTAGGCTCTTTAGCATTAAGTTCAGTTTTTGCAAGGTATCCTAGACCTATTCAACAAGAAATTATTGATGGGGTGCGTTATTTTGCTATGTACGGTAATACATTTGTGCTAGAGACTAACAAAACCGTGATAATTGATACTATTAACTATATTTACAATAAAAACCAGCTGACCCCACAATTACCGTACGGTTTATTGTTAAGTAAATTTAACTTAAGTGAAAAATTAGAACGATTTGCTGGTGAGTGGTATTCGGAAGAAGAGAATATATTGTATGTATGTATGCTTGAAGTTGATCCGGGAGGCTACAAATCAAGCTTTAGATCTCTTTATCCAAAAATATATTCAATTAATGTAGATACTCTTAAATGGAGACTTGTTTATCCAAATTTTAGCGAACAGTTTCGTTCTATTTATTCATTAAGTTCAGTAAATTCCGAACCTCCAAATTTAAATATATTTAAATTAGAAGGTATTAGTTTTGAATTCCTACAAAAAAATAATACTTTTAATTTAGCTTATTTAGGAAAAAATTTAAATGGATTGCCACTAATAGTAAACGAGCAGCTCTATAAAGTTGAACCATTTCTTAAAACATACCAACCTCAATTATTTCAACCCTTTTTATTTAATGTAGATACTAATTACTATACATCAACTTTATCCTATTTGACTCGGCATGTAGGGTCTACCACGGGTATTATAGGGACACACACGTACCGTGAGGGAAGATTTGCAACTTCAACTTTTACATCTAGCGGGGTAAATTATATGTTTTGCGACGGGGTAAAACCTTTACAAATTAATGAGCCGGGTAGATATGTTGTACAGTTTGACTGGGAATCTTATACAGATGTAACTGTTTTTATAGGTTGCTCCGCATTTAATGTTCGTAATACAGATTATTTTCTTTTTTGGGATGCAGATACTAGCAGAACATCAAAATTAGAGGTAAAACAGACATATTCAATAGTCTATGAAAAAACGTCTGCAATACGTTTTAATGTTGAGATAACGCGGTTGCAGAAGGATCCCTCACTTGTACAGATAGATGTCTTTTCTATCAACGAAAGCGCTGGACCACTTTGCATTAGTACAGAGAATATTTATAAATTAATATCAATTAAAAAAAGCGGGGAAGGTGAAGGTGTTGTTGTATCAGATCCTTTTTGTATTGATTGTAATTCAAAATGTTCAGAGTTTTTTGGGTATAATACTACAATTACATTGATTGCTAGTGCAGATTATTGGAGCGTATTTGATAGATGGATTGAGGGTCCCTGTTCTGATACAAATACAGATTGCATTTTTACTGTAACATCCGCATACAATATAATAGCTAAATTTAACAAAATACCTACTTTTGAGATAAAAGTTACAACCCCAGCTGGCAAAGTTTTTACCCAAGATTTAAGATTAATCGTAGATGCAGGTAACGGGGAAGATGGTGAAAAAACAAGAGCTGTGGTTTACCCTGCCTACAGACTGGTTACTCTATCTGCTGTTACACCGATTTCTGGTTGGGTCATGTATGGATACGATGGGGGAGCATGTAACGGTGTTATTAGCGATAGATGTACTTTTTTTGCATCACAGCCCATGAAAATATATGCCAATTACATTAGATACTATGAGTATCCCCTTACAATAGCTGTAACATCATACGTTCAAGCTCAGTCATCTGTATATAATTCTATTGATATTGGATTGGATAATGTACTTAACGGCATTCGAACAAGAACCCCTGTATATTTTTACAACTGTAATAGTTCTTGCGTATTCATGACAACAGGTACAAATACATCACTGTATAAAAATCAAATAGCCTCTTTAAGTGCGAACCCTGGCCCTGGGAGAAGATTAAAATTTTGGATCGGGGATTTAGATTGCAATCAAGAAGAATATACAACAAAGAAACTTTCTACAGACCCTACAGATGTTGTAAACCGAGGATTTATCTGTAATTTAGAAATGGATAGACCGCGTAGCGTTGGAGGGGTATTTGATATTGGTTATTATACGTTGACTATCATTAATTCTGGTGATGGTAGAGGTGAGGTATTTAATGTTCCTAGAAGACCTTTTGACGGGTTATCAAACGAAGATCCAATGTTTAGAGATACTTTAGAAGGCAAATCTTCTGTAAAATATGCTGTGTTAAGCGGTACAACATTAACTGTCTATTGTACAGCGTTACGAGGCAATACGTTTTTAACCCTCTCAAGTGAATTTTGCCCAGAAGCAATTGACGGTGTAAGTGCATGCCCTGGTATCAATATGTACAAAGATATAACAGTTATAGCAACATTTTCTGCAATTGATTTCTATCCTTTGGAAATAATAAATTTAGCAACTTGCGGCGTTACAATTACAGCATTTCCCCCAGGCCGATTTAATATACGTATTGACTGTCCAGCTGGCGGGGTCTGTAGTACTTCATACCCACAAGATAAGGTAGTTGATATAGGACCAACTAATGAAACGTATGTATATGTTGCGTCTGCAAATGCTATGTTTCCTGTATGCGATATATGGTATTTTGATGCTGATGAGGGTAGCAAATTGGAATTTGATTATCAAAATTTAGATGGTAGCTTATTGTTGCCAAAAGCTAACAAAAGATGGAAATTAAAAGACAGATTTTCTTTGGTTGATGGTAGTATAATCTTAACCCCGGGTGGTGCCCCTTACGCATCCGGTACTGGTATTATAGTATCCCCGAATGCATATGCGATAATGTCAACAAACTTAACAGTAACAGCAGTTCCAATTTAAATAATATTATATGAACAATGAAGTAGATATTACAGCGATATATAATGACCAGGCGCTAGATACGTGGAGCGATATTGTGGCTAGCTTTGAATATGAAAGATTTGCGTATAATTCCATTCCCACAGGCGGTTTTGCATTAGCTTTTTTTGATAATGTTGTAAATTTACCACGAAACGGGGGGCCAGGATATAGTTTGGGATATGCTCCGAATTATCAAAAAGATTACTGTAAACAAAACGCGTACAGTGGGTTGCAAGCCGCGTTTTTAGCTATTGGATTTGATAATAAAGGATTATTCGCCGTTGCGGCTGATGGGCGTAATGGTATACCTTTATCCGCTGCAAATAATACCCATACAGCTACTGTAAGAGGGGGAGTCTCGGAAAATTACGAAGTTTTCGACACAATAAATCTTACGACTTCTCTTAGCACGTATTCTAATTCTTCCACTTTTACAGTAGATCAATCTGCCATAAAAGGTCAATCTATTCCAAATAGAGCAGTAAGAGTGTTATTACAAAATCATGCGACAAAGTTAATTGTACAATTAAAAGATTCTTCTGAAAAAGAAGAGTTTGATACTATTTACGAAAAAGCGCTACCAGAAAGAGACCGGAGAGCATTAAAAGTGGGTTTACTTAATACAAGAAATGATGAAGCAACAAAATTTAATGTAATTAGCTTTAATGTAGCAGGATTCCCTGGTATAGGCACAACGCAAAAAATAGAGGGTTGCAAGTCTGTAGTTGCTCAAGATACATATGGATTAGTAGATAGTGAGCTATGTGTCGGCAGTGAGTATATAGTAACAGGCTTACCTAATAAAGTAGTTACCTATACCACAGATACTGTAAAGTATAATTTTAAAAATAGTATATTTACTGGCTCTGGAATTCGGATCACTGGTAATTCACAGAATTATGTTGTAGGTACGTACGATAATAAACCAACGGTAGGTATATTTAGATATCTCGGAGAAAAGCTAGCTAAGTCAGTATTCATTACAATACCAAATAACGAACCAGCAAAATGGGCAGATATAGATATGAATACA